GGGTTGGATTCCCAAGATGTGCCTGATTGACGGCAATTGGGATAAGAGCTGGAAAGAGAAAACCCGCACCCTGCGCGTGCTATGACGCGATCCCGACGACCTGGACCGCGTTCTTGGCGAAAGCACGTTCCAATTCAATTCGCACGATCAAGACCCGTCCGATTTCGCATCGGGCGATTTCCATCATGTGATGATGGATGAGCCGCCGCGCTTGGCAATCTGGCGGGAAAATGAAGCCCGCACGATGCGCGTCAAGGGGCGGCTCTATCTTTCGATGACGTGGCCGGACGATCCGCAAATAGCGGTCGATTGGATTCACGATGAGATTTACGACAAGGGCGCACCTGGACCGCATAAGAATAAGGACATTGATTGGTTCGAATTGTGGACCACGGAGAACCGCAATCTCGACCAGGAGTCCATCGCCAAGCAAATGGCGGAATGGTCCGATGAAACGACGCGCGTTCGCATCTATGGGCAACCGATCCGGTTTTCAAACCGCATCCATCCGCTCTTTACCGATACGCCGCTATCGTGGAGCTTTGCGGCCGGTCGCGTGGTGGTGCCGGTGGATGGCAAATGCCCAGAGACCGGCTCGCATGATGTGGTCTCCTTTATCCATGTTGATGAATTCATGCCGTCGCGGGTATGGCCGACCGTTTGGCTGATAGACCCGCACCCGCGCAAGCCGCATTGCTTCCTATGGGCGCAAATCGACGCCAACGATGACATTCAAATCGTGGAGGAAGGCGAGCTGGACGCCGATCCGGCAGACTTGCGCGATCATGTGCGCCATATCGAAGAATCCTATGGGATTCGGATTGCCGACCGGCTGATTGATCCCAATATGGGCCGCTCGCCAGCATCGGCCATTCGCGGCGTCACATGGCAGGATGAATTCGGCAAGGTCGGCCTGCAATGCGCTTTGGCCGATGATTCCGATGTCGGGCGCGGCCGGGTGAATGAATATCTTCGCCCCGATGAACGCACGCTGCGGCCACGGCTTAGGGTTGCCGCGCGCTGCGCTCGCACGATCTTTCAAATGAAGCGCTACGTTTGGGACAATTACCGGCGACAGGAAGAACGCGACCTCAAGCAAACGCCGAAGCAAAAGAACGATGATTTCCCGACGTTGCTGAAATATCTGATGAACACCGACCCGCAATTTGCGGTACTGAATTACGGCGCACCCGTTATCCGTTACGGACGCGGAGAGCGCGCCCGCACATACACACATTGAGGGGATTTGCGATGGCTGGGAAAATGCTGATGGTCTGCCTTGGCTTTGCGAACGGCGATCCGTGCGAAGATGTGGGCAAGTATTTGCTGCGCTTCGATCCCGATTACGGCGGCGGACTCGGCCGCGCCTATTGGACGGATAATGCCGCCGAAGCGAAGCTGTTCAAAACGTCGGAAGAATTCTTCAGCTTCTGGAAACAGGAATCAATGCTGCGGCCGAGGCGGCGCGACAACAAGCCTAATCGTCCGCTTACGGCCTATTCCGTCACCACGGCAGACCCGGCCGATTTGAACGATCCCGGCTTGCTGGCAATGGTGCGCGCAGCTCATAGCGTCAACGGGGAATGATATGGCGTATACGGACAATGTTGTAAAAGCGCCAGCTCCGCGCCGCCGCAAGCGCAATAGCGTAAGCGCGGATGAAGGCGTTGAAATCGCCAATCGGGTTGTCAAATTTTGGGACGATGAATGGACGAACCGGCAAGTGGGCCGCGATGCGCGGGTGCAGCGTTACGCCAAATACCGGCTATGGAGCGAAGGCACGGATTGGCCTTGGCCGAATGCGGCCGATGTGGCGATTCCCGACATGCTTCAAGATTCGCTGCGCATACAGGACACGCTCGTAAATGCGGTCATGTCGCAAAATCCACCGGTCACGTCGAAGGCGAGCAATCCCGACGATGAGCAAAAGCAAGTCATTATCGACCATTTGTTGAACTTTCAGTTCTTCGTGGAGAACACGGGCGAGCTGTCCGTGGGCGAAATGGCGGAATCATTCGTCAACGATCCGGCTTGCACGGTCTTTACGCCATGGGTGCGCGAAAAGCGCCAAGTCGCGACGATCATGCAATTTGATGAAATCCCGCCCGATGAAGAACCGCGCGATTACTTTTTCCGGCTTGTCCGCAATCAATTCCCCGCCGCGAAGCGGTTTGATGCCAAGGCGGGCGGCTGGGAATGGACCGTCACCGATGCCAAGGACAAGGAATTGACGGTTTGCTTCTACACCGATCCGGCCGACCAGGTTGAAATGGTCATCGAAGAAGAAGCCATCGTTTTCGACGCGCCGCGCCCCTTCGTGAAGGATTACGATGATGTGGCGTACCCGCCGCGTTCGGCCAATCTGCAAATGCCGGGACCGTCAAACCCGAACGGCGCACCCTATGTGATCTTGCGCGACAAGCCGACGCTGGCAGAGCTGAAGCGGCTGAAGAAATCCGGCTTCTACGATCTGCCGACCAAAGACGAAATGGACGCTTTGGCGAACGTCGCGGCAAGCGAAGCGGCAAACCCGAAAGAGGAATCCGCACGCCAGAAAGACGCGCTCGCGGGCGCGGTGCCGAACCTCAAGCCCCGCGACAAAGCGCACAAACGGCTTACCCGGCTGATTTGCTTCGACACTTACGATATCGACGGCGACGGCATCGAAGAAGATGTCATTTTTTGGGTGATCTACGAGACCAAGACGCTTCTCAAGGTGCGTCTCTTGTCCGACCTCTATCCCGGCAATCCGCCGCGTCGGCCGCTCGATGGCGCGTGCTTCTTGCCGGTCGGCGGGCGCTATGACGGCATGAGCCTTCTTGAAACCATGGAGTCGATGCACGACGCGGTGAAGGTGCTCACGGATCAAAGCTTGAACGCCAACGATCTTTCGATTTCGCCGCCCGGTTTTTACCGGCCTGCGGGCGGGCTCAATCCAGAAGTGATCCGAGTCGAGCCCTTCACCCTTTGGCCGCTCCAGAACCCGCAACAGGATTTGAGCTTCCCGCAAATCGGCAATCCGCAAGGCATGGCAGCGGCCATGAACATGATTACCGTTTTCGGCCAATGGCAAGACAAGCTCACGATGGTTACGGACCATTCCTTCGGGCAAGTCGCGCCGGGTTCGTCATCGGCGCTGCGCACCACCGGTAATATGTCGCTTGTGTCCGGCCAAAACGAAGCGCGCCCCGAACGCATCCTTCGCCGCTTTTTCATCATGCTCACGGGCGTTTGGACGCAAATGCACCGGCTAAACCAATCGTTCCTGCCGAAGAACAAACAGTTCCGTATCGCCGGACCCGTGCTACCCGAGGCCGATCCCTATTTGAAGATCAATGATCGCACGGCGATTTCCGGCAATTACCAATTCACCTTCGACGCCAACGTTCTCAACACGTCCAAGGCGGCGCTGCAAAGCGCGCTGCAAACCATCATGGGCGCATTGCTTACGCCGCTGTTCCTTCAATCGGGGGTTGTCAAACCCGACAATATGTATCGGATGGCCGTCGATTTCGGCCGGTCCTTCGGTCAGGACGTGACGAAATACGTTTCGCCGCCGAACCCGCAAGCGGCCATGCCGCGCATTTTGGCTGAGAACGCCATCATGTCGATAATGAATACGCAAATGCCGTTCGGCGTGCCTGCGGAAGCGGGCGGCGTGCAAGAACACATCGACAAAATGGAAGAATTCGCCAAGAGCGATAATTTCGGCTTCCTCACGCCGCCGCAAATCGCGATCTTCAAAACCTACATGCAGCATTTGGGCGTTCTCGCGCAGCAAGAACAGCAACAACAGCAATTGGAGAACAACGCCGCGCAATTCCAGAATCAGCGTTCGGCCGGTGCGGCCGGTCCACCGATGGGCGGTGCCCCACCGACCAATCCGCCGCAAGCCCCGCCAAATCAGCCGCCCCAAATCAGCGGGCCGGGTGAGCTGATGAACGAAACCCTACCCGGTGCAGGGGGAGGAGCGAATAGCCAATGACCTTCGAACGCGAGGAATTCACAGGCACAAAGCCGCGCCAGCCGCCACGCGATGAGCGTCACCAGCTCGCGATGATCCGGCAAGCGGGAATCTCCGCGCACCTGATGACCGGCGATCCGCATTGGGACCAATTCTTGACCTATTTGCAGGCGGCGGTTGAGGCCAATTGCGCGCAACGCGATTCATTCCTGAACGACCTACTCAATCCGCTTCTGGTCAACGCCGATGAAGTCGCCAAGCGGCGCATCGCGATTATTCGGCTGGCGGAACGGATTGATGTGCTCCAGTTCGTCTTGAGCATGCCAGCGCATTTGAAGCGGGCAGGCGATCTGGCGGCGATGAAGCTACGAGACATTTCCGAGGATAGTTAAACAGGAGAAAAATCATGCAGCAATTTCTTGTCGGTCCCGGTCGGCAGATACCGAACGGAGTCACCTATGGACAGGTCGCGGGAGCTTTGCAGCGCAAGGGCGATATGTCCATGTTTCAGGATGTCAGCATCATTGTGGACCCTGGCCCCGTTGGACGGCCGACCGAATATGAAAACGATACTTGGTGGATGCCCAAGGTCACGCGCAATTTCACACTCGACGGCGGCGGCAATTCCGGTGCCAAAGCCCGCATCATCAATCGGCGTCCCTCTGGAATGCCGCAAGTTCCCGGCCAGCCATTTTCCGGCAGCGGTGCCGATAAGGGCCTGTTTTGGGATGCTGGCGTCGATGTCGTCATTCGCGGCTTCGAAGTAGAAGGCGCGCGCTCGCAATCGGGCGCGTATAATGGCTCTGGCGTGCGAATGGACCGTGGAACAAACCTGACGCTCGAAAGGATGATTTTCCGCTATTGCCAAAACGGCGCGCTCATTTCGCCGCAAGACCTTGAAGCGACCGAGGCCGACGAACGCGGCAATCTTATCATCAAGACGTGCGAGTTTTCGTGCTGCGGATTTGGCGGGCAAGCGCATTTACTGTACTGCGGCACGACCATTACGTGCTTTGTCGATGACAGTATTTTCACACATGCGGTTGGCGAAGGAAACACGTTCAAAACCCGTTCCGACTATACCCGCGTAAGAAGCACTTTGCTCACGACCGGAAGTGGATTCAATTCCTGGGTTTACGATTCCATGGGCGGGAAAAACGAACTGCATTTCAACACGTTCCAAAACCTCGCGCCATTTTCGTCACAGCCGAAGGGTTGCGTGCATATTTATATCGAGCCACAGAGCAAGGATGTCGAAATTGATATCCAATATAATTTGTTCGATCTGCGCGGAAAGGCCCCCGGAAAACCCATCGTTGTCGATCCGCGCATCTTGTATAACGGCACGGGCGGCATTGGCGAAGATGGCAAATTCCACAAGAAAGGCGAAAATTATTATGTCCAGGGCGAATTCCGCGACATGGTTGGGATAGTGGACAACAATATCGTTCTGATTAATCCCGATCAGCGGAATCATTTCGGCTACGATCCCGCCACCGGCCAAAATAAGATGGTCTTTCCTTGGAATGATGTGCGCTATGGGCCGATTCCACTACCGCCCGGTCTGGTCGAAGGGCCGAACAACAAATTCGTCGTTACCGATGCGCCGCCCGCCGACGATCCACAGAGCACCGATGACGATGGCTGCGATGATGACGGCATGCGGCACGGCCACAAAAAAAAGCGCGATGAAGGAATGGGGTAGGGCACCATGAGCGTAATGGTCGAAACCAAAATTATCCGCCGTCCAGAATGGCACTTGCCGCCCACCGTGGCCGACAGGTTGCGCAAGATGGCCCTTGACAACTTCAACGGGAGTGTGGAACTCCTAATACGGAATGGAAGAATTCGCGGTTTGCACGTCACCGAAAACTTAGACGTACCGCCGCACGAAATTCCGTAATTCGAAGGTCATCGGGGAATCCGAGCCCGCACCAGGGACCAGCCTGGGGCGGGCTTTTTTGCGTTTGGGGTCACACAATGCCTCCGGTCTCAGAAAAAACGGGCGATGAATCCGATCCCAACAACACAGCGGGTAAGGGTTCAGCGGATGCCGCCGATCCGAAAGAGGCCGAAGGGCTGAAGGCCGCGCTTTTGGCCGAGCGCGAGAAACGACAGGACCTTGCAAGTAAGCTCGCGCGCTTGGAAGGAACTGTTGAAGGCTTAAAGGCGCGGCCAGCCGCCCCCGAAGCGCCGCCACGGATTTGGACACGCGCCGAACTCCGCGCCTTGGTGGATGGCGACAAGATCACCGAAGAACAGATGGACGCCCAGCTTGACGCTCAATTGGAAGCCAAGCTTGAGCGCAAATTCGCCGCGAAGATGGATGACGTGTCGGCGGAAACCCGCGTGACCGTGGGAGTCGATTCCCAAATATCCGCCTACATCGAAGCCCATCCCGATTTGACCGATACCGAAAGCGATCTTCGCAAGAAGGTGCAGACGGAATTCGATTATCTGGTGGGCGTTTGCGGCGATGATCCGAAGGACAAGCGCACGGAGCTTAAGGCGATCCGTTCGGCGGTCGGCGCGCTCGCGCCCAAAGGCCGGAAGAAAGAACCGGAAGCCAGCGAAGAAACCGGTGGTTCCGATGGAGTCGCCACGAAAGGCGGCGGCGGGGATGACGGTTGGGCGAAGGGCCTGACACCTGCGCAGAAGGCTTATTACAAAAAGAAAATCGACCAAAACTTCTACAAGGGCACGACCGATAAGAACCTTCTTGCGGAAGTCGCCATTGCGCGCAAAACGCGCGAACAGAAGGCGTTGCACTGATGCCAGCTTTGCATTTGGTGCCTTGGGACGAAGAACGCTTGGCGAAAGCGTCCGAACACACCGGCCGCAAAGCGGGCATCACGGCGGGTTCCTATATCGCGGACCTCGCGGCGCTCAAAAAATCCATCGTGCTTTGCCAATCCTGCGCGCCGAAATTTCACGCGCCGAAATACGGCTACACGACCAAACACGGCTTGCCGCTTGTTTCCGGCGCTTGCGACGGATGCAAGGACGAAGGCCGCGACCGGCAATTGTTCATCCATCATCAGCAAATGCCTCGCTGAAGGGAGAGCGGTTATGAAATTTGCTTATGACCTTGGCGGCGCAGCTCCGCACATGAAGCGCTTTCAGGTGAACGCCTCACTCCTGACCCCCGGCGTTCCGGTCATCAAGGGCGGCGCGAATTCGAAAGGCATCGCCGCTTGTACCGTGAATGCAGCGGTGGGTGTGATCGGAGTCACGACGGACATCGCAACCTTCGTGAACGCGCAACAGGCGGACAATTCCGATACCGAACGCGCGGTAACGGTCATCATCAATCCGAACGGTGTTTATCGCGCCAAGCTTTCAGGCGGCGCGGCTGAAAACACCGGCCTTCCGCGCGTGCCGGTGACGGTTGTTTCTTCGGACGGCTTGACCGTCACGACCGGCACCGACTGGACGGCACCAGAATCCGATGAAGGCGTCATTTTCGGCTATGACGGCGCGAACATGGGCAAGGGCCGGAAGATCATCGCCAGCGCCGCCACATTGGCGACTCTTGGCGTGCCGCTCCCGAACGATACGCGCGTTGGCGACAATTTCATCCGCATCCCGTTTTGCGCATCGCCCTACGGGTACGAAACGCAATACGTGCAGCTCACAACGCTTCTCACGCAGATTGATTGCAGCGTTGCGGTCAACACCACGAACGTCAATTTCCGCGTGGTCGAATTGGCCCTTCAGGATGCGGGTAATAACGGCGCTTTCAACAGCGCTGCGCTGATTATGGCGAACGGTTCGGTCTGGTCGGCCGGACTCGTGGTCTAAGGGAGAACCGCAATGCCAGTACCCAGCACATCGGCCAATTTTGGCGATCTTTTGGACCCGCGATTCCAACGCATCTTCAATGAACAGGTGGACCGCGACCAACTGGACGACATGATTCCGACCATTTACGGCCAGCCGGACGATAACGGGCGGGCAGACATGCGGTGGTCCAGTGTCGGCGCGTTCGGTGACTTTACGCAGTTCACCGGGAACGTCACCTATGACGACGTTGCGCAAGGCTACGATGTGATTCAAACCCACATCGAATTTGCCTCCGGGTTCCAGGTCGAACGCAAGCTGTTCGATGATGACCAATACAACATCATGGATCAGCGTCCGGCCGGTCTCGCCAATGCAGCGATGCGGACCCGGCAGAAGCACGCCGCGCGAATCTTCAACAATGCGTTCATGGTTGACACGCTGTTTTCGGTGAATTCCGAAGGCGTGCCGCTGTGCTCGACGCAGCATCTTACGAATGCCGATGGCGTCGATATATCGGTTGGCTTCAACAATTCTTCGACCGTCGCACTTTCGGCAACGGCAGTAACCGCAGCGCGGATCAAATTCCGTGGCTTCCGCGATGATCGCGGCAACCGCTACGACGCGATGGCGGACGAAATTCTTATCCCTCCAGACCTGTACGATGTGGCCTTTGAAATCGTGAAGTCGGCCGGTAAGCCGGATACGCCGAACAACAACCGCAACGTGCATGAAGGCGTCTACACGGTCATCGAATGGAACTACCTGACGGACACGAACAATTGGTTCTTCATGGATTCCAAGACCCGCAAGATGCACCTGCATTGGGTTGACCGCGTTGGACTGGAATTCGCCTATGCGGAGGATTTGGACACCATCATCGCGAAATGGCGGGCCTATATGCGCTATTCGCCGTCTTACGATGATTGGCGCTGGGTTCTTGGCAGCAACGTTTGAGGCCCACAATGCCCAACGGCTATTTCAACAATCAGGTGCGGCAAGGCTTAAAGGGCGGCAAGGGTGCCACGACCGGCCAAAAGGGCGGCAAGGCCACCACAACGCTGGGCCTGAAGCCAGGATTCAAAACCAGCGCCCCCGGCAAAAAACAGAGCAAGGACCGTTCGGGCGGCGTCAAGCGCGCGAAGATTTATCCAGATAGCGACGGATTGTGAAATGTACGGCAACACGACCAATTTGATGAAGCCGAATCAGGTGCAGGAAGCCAAGGAAGAATTGGCGCACATCGACGCGACCTTGAACGCGCCGCCCCATGTCCGCGCCAGAATCAGCGATCCGCGCGCGATGCAAAAGCGCCGCCGTGCCCTTCGTGAACAGCTCGACCGCTACACGCCGCGCCCCTATGCGCGAAGCGAACTCGACGCGGCAATCAAGGAATTCAACCGGCTTGCCGATGAGATTCACCGGGACATGCCATCATCCGCCGAAATGCGGCGCAATCCGGCCGGTGCGGTCGGCAAGCACATGTCTTGGGAAAAGCGCAATGAAACCAACATCCCTTGCTATAAGCACATCGGCCTTCGCTTGCTCGCGACCGGCGCGGTGCCTGACAGCCTGAAACACGGTGGAGACATCACGAACGTTGAGCGCTTGCGCCCGCTTGATACGCCGAATGACCTCGTTGACGGCGCGCAAATCCCGAAAACCACCGATTACCATTTTGGCGCGGAAGTCGCGACTTCGGTCTTGTTTTCGGACGAAGAACTCAAGGCCGCTGATGAGCTGGACCCCGATATTGCGGGCGCGCTCGCGGTCATGGACAACGAACAGCGCGCCATCCTGAAAAGGCACATTCAGGAAATGCTTAATCCGGTCCCAGCCGCATCGCTGGAAACCGCTTCTTTTGCCGAAGTCACCCGCGCGGCCGGACGTGTGGGCGTAAAAACCTTCGGCCGCAAGCGTGAGGACATTGTAGCCGATCTGAAGGCGATGGAAGCCAAGGCGTGAGGCGCATCAATGATCTTCGCGGAAAACTTCGAAAGCGGCACGCGCGGCAATTTTGACAGCGAGACCGATGTCGGCAATCAGCTTGATATCGTCAATTACAAGGCGCTTGGGAATTACCCTTGGGCCGCTGTTCCCTATACCGGCGCTTTCGCTTCGCGGATCGTTCTGAATGGCGGCGTGGCCGACGCGTTCTTCACCAAGGCTATCGCCATCGCGGACGCAACGGCCGATTTCTTCCGCTTCGAAGTCATGTTTTCGTCCGACTTCCGCGCGACGGCCGACGATGTTTTCTCGATTCTGGAATTGCAGGGTGCAGCCTCCGCAATCACCGGTTCAATCGGCTTTCGCATTACCGCCGCTACGCAGGAAATCAACGTTGGTATCGGATCGGCGGCGGCGGCGGCGGTCCCGGCGACCTTCGCGCCGCAAGTCATTGACCGGGGCGTTTGGTACGTCATCGAAACCAAGTTCGGCATCTCCACCAGCGGCGCTGGCTTGGTTGACCTCTACATCAGCCGCGACGGAAGCCCCAAAGCGCCTGCACCGGTCGCGCAGCTCTCGGCCAAAACCAATATCGCCGTCACCGCTGTTGTTCTTGGCGTCCAAGATCAGCTTGCCACGACGCAAGGCGTGATCCTTGTCGGAAGCTTGGGCGTCGATAGCGCGCGCCTCAGTCCACGCCAGCGTTACGACAATGATCCGGTTCTCAGCATAAGCGGCCATGCCTTCGTCGGACCCGGTTACATATCGGCGGCGGCGATCTTGGGCGGCACGATGCCGACCATGGCGCTTTATGACACCGACATTGGGGACACGAGTCAGCCCTATACGGTCTATCTCGATGCCGCGATGCAAACGAGTGTCGGCGGGCCGATCTTCTTCGAACGCGGCTGTTACATGCAGCTCACGGGCGCGAACGCAATCGGGCAAGTCATGCTCGTGCGGTCAGACCCGGCGCGCGGCGTCTTTGGTCCCACCTATTACGATGACGCGGGTGTGCGGCGCTTGGCGCGTGGAGGATAACCCGCTCAGCCCCAACTCAGGGGTAAAATAGATGACGAACACATCCCAGCCGCAGACCTTCAACGATCTTTATATTTCGTTGCTCAATAAGGTGCGCGAGCAAACCAGCCAAACCGCGACCGTCAATCAGGCCAAGAGCTACATCAACACCGGCTTGCAGGACATGCACATCGGTTGGGGCGAACGCTTCCCATGGGCCGAACGCCAAGCGCGCCTGACCACGATGGCCCCATATTCGACCGGCACAGTGAGCATTGCGAAAGGCTCCGTGAATTTGACCGGCACCGGCACCAATTGGGCGACGGCCAACAGCTTCGGAATCCCCAATGTCCGGCCGACCGGAAAGCTTGTCATCAACGGCAGCGCGCCGATTTATGAGATTTCGAATGCGGCGATTGGCGCGACCTCTTTGACGCTCACGAGTCCATACGTGGACTCCAGCGTGGTCAACGGTCCATATCTGTACTTCGAAGATGAATACGATTTGGACGCGGACTTTTTGCGCCCGCTCGATATGCAGTATTTCGACACGCGCAGCGAAATCAAGATTATCGACCGCAACCGCTTTCGCCGGAATTTCCCGAAAAACAGCATCCCAGGCAAACCGGGAATTGCCTGCATCTTGGATCGGGCCTTTGTCGGCAATACGGTTCCGGTGCGCCGTGTGGCGCTCTATCGCGCGCCGTCCGCCAATTTCTCGATCCCCTACAGCTTCGTCACCAATAAGCTCGCGGTCTCGGCAACCGGCGTAGCGCAGACCTCTCTTGTGGCCGATACCGACGAACCGATTGTGCCCCTGCAATACCGGCACGCCATCATTTTGCACGGCCTGTTCAATTGGTATCGGGACAAAAAGGACGACACGCGCAGCGCCGAAACCCGCCAAGAATTTGTCGATTTGATGATCCGAATTGCGGGCGATACCGAAGTGGGGGAACGCCGACCGACCATTCAGCCGGTAATGAGCCGATATCGCGGGCGCGCTCGCTCGCCATACCGGCGCGGCACTGGACGCAGCGCCTATAGCACAGGCTCGCGCTTTGACCGGATGGAGGATTGGTGAGCACCCGTTCGCGCTTCCTCAAGCACATTTTCCAGGGCGGCTGGGCGACCGATTTCGGCCATTCGGTTTCGATCCCGATTGCCCCCGGTGGAATCGTCGCGGTGCCGTTCCTCACGGTCGCGGAAAACGTCACCTATGAGCTGGACGGCGGGCCGCACAAAATGCCGGGGCGCGTTATCAACACACCGGTATTGGAAGGCGGCGCGGCCATCCTCGGCGTGTTCGATGCTTGGTTCATCGTTACGGGCGGCGGCGCGCCTGCACCCGTGCAACACCGTTTGATGCATGTCGGGACCAAGATCAAAAAGGACAACGCGGACAACAATTTTGTTGACATCAAAACCGGCCTCACAGTGGGCGCGGTGCCCTGTTACACGATGTTTGAAGGCGTCTGCATTATTTCCAACGATTCGGGCGGCGATGTCCCCCAATCTTGGGACGGCGTAGCGGCGTCCACGTCGAACCTGGGCGGCTCCCCGCCGACCTTCGCCTTTTCCGTGGTCCACAAAAATAAGGTTTGGGCGGCTGGCGATCATACGCAGCCATCGCGGTTGTATTATTGCGTGACGTTGAACGGCGCGGATTGGGTGGGTGCCGGTTCCGGCTTTATTGACTTGGACCCGGCCGATGGCGACCGCATTACCGGCATCATCAGCCATCGTGACGACCTATGGGTTTTCAAAGGCCCCTATAAGGGCTCGATTCACCGGATCACCGGCAGCTCGCCCACGGATTTCGCCCATGAAGTCTTTGCGACCAGCATCGGCGCGGCTAACCATCGCTCTATCGCGGCCTACGCGAACGATGTGGTTTTCCAGTGGTCGGATGCTTCGATTCATACGCTTTCGGCCACGGCAAGCTTTGGCGATTTCAACGAGTCGGCGCTTTCCAGGGAAATTCAATCGTGGATGCGCGAGCACGTCTATATCCCATCGCTCCGCTATGCGCAGGTGACGAATTGGCCTGCCTATAGCCTTTTGATCTTCACCCTACCGGTGGATGCAGCGCCGCTGAACAATTGCGTGCTGATGCTGGATTACCGCTTCGATCCGCCGCGCTGGGCGAATTGGACGGCCTTCCGCGATATCGCTTCGATTGCGAGCGGCATCGGCACCGGGCAATTCAAAATCCGAACCCTATTGGCGGGCGGCGTGGACGGCATCTTGCGGATGCTTGGCGCAACGCCGCGCAATATCGACGGCACGACCGGCATTCCGTTCCACGTCGAAACCCCGGACTTCGATTATCAGGTGCCGTATCGCTTCAAGACCCTTGAAGGGGCATCGGTCACTATTCAGCCACGGACAGGCGGGGATTTGTTCTTCGGCTGGACGCGCGACGATCAGCCATTGCAGCAAATCAATATGGTGCAAACCGGCGCGGTCTTGCTGGGCTCATTCTTGCTTGGGACGGACATTCTTGGCGGCGGGCGTTCTGTGAATATGTACACGCGATGCGCAGAGGAAGGCGGAACGTTCCGCACGATTGCGTTCCAATTTATCAACAACAGCGCCGATCAGGATTTGGAGCTACACGCCTTTTCGACCGAAATCACCGTAGACGCTGAAAGTTACGAATGATGGCAATCCCGCCATCGGTAGCAAACGAAGGAGAACCATTATGCTGGCATTCGTCATTCCGGTTGACGGCTCGAATCTTGGCGGCGACCGTCCCGGTGTGTGGCCTCAACCGCCGCATCCGTCGAATCCCTTGCCCACGCCGCCGCCCGATGGCCCGCCGCCGATGGCAAGTCATCCCATCGTGTTGCCGCCCGGTCAGCCCTACCCGCCAGAAGTCAATCCGCCCATCGTGCCGCCCGATCCGCCGCCAGGTTCGATTTGGCCTCCGTTGCCGCCCGGTACGCCGCCAGGAAAGGCCGTGATTATCGTTGCCGTTCCCGGCTACGGCGTGCGTTACGTGGTTGTCAATTTGGCACAGCCGAAATAGGGAGAGGTTGAAATGGTTCCGGCCGCAGTAGCGCGCCTTGCAGAAAACACCGATGGCGAAGCGGTGAAAGCGCTCTTAATCGCGGCCGGACCTTTCGACGCGACGTTGCCCTTCGATGACATTCACCCCTATTGGATCGTTGTCGAATTGCCGGGACGCGGAATCGTCGGTTGCGTGCAAACTTGTCCATCGCGCCCAATCGGCCGATTGGAAATGATGGCGGTTGCCGCCGATCTTACGCCAAGGGAACGCGGTGCCGTGGTGCGCCAATTGTTTTACGGCGGCATCACATGCCTGCATCTTAACCGCGCCGTCGTCGCGGCCGGTTTCGTGCCGTTCGAATTGCGCGCCTATAAGCGATGGCTGAAGAAGCGCGGTAGTGCCGTTGCCGACAGTGGGAATATGATGATGTGGCACATCAACATGGAAGCCGCGACTCGGAACACTCCGCATAAGGACAAATACAGGGTTGCAGCATGAGTAGCAAAACGACCGTTACACCCGGCCCGCAAACGCCACAGCAAATTGCCTATGAAAATCAACAGCTCGCGCTCGGGCAAAAACAGCTCGATTTCCTGAATCAACAGGCGGCGCAACAGCAAGATTATTTGACTTCGATCAAGCCAGCGATGGACGCGCAGACGCAGCTTTGGCAGCAAGAGCTTGCGCAAGCCCAACAGCAAAATACACCGGAAGCGCAGGCCGCGCAGAAGGCCGCGAACGATTTGCTCATGCAGCAAATCCAAGGCCAGCAACAATTGGCTCCGCTCCAACAGCAAGTGTTGGAAGCCCAGCTCAAACAGGCATTGCAGGGCAACAATGCGACGCCAGAGCAAATTGCCCAAATCGACGCGGCGACGCAGGCCGCGCAGGCAAGCGGCATGTCCGACATAAACGAGGCATCGCAAACCTCATTGCAGCAATTGCGCGATACGCTCGCGCCGTCTCTTGGATTCCGGCCGACCGATACGCCCATTCTCGACCGTGGCGATTTGATCGCAAAGGAAGCGACACGCCAAGCCGGACAATTGGCAAGCGGGCTTGCGCAAGCGAACGCCAATGCGCGCCTGAATTACCCGCTCGCGTCGGAGCAAATTTCGCAAGCCGGATCACAGAACGCGGCGTCAATCACGCAGGCGCAACAGAATTTCCAAGCCGCGCTGGCGCAAGCCGCCGCGACGAACCGGCTCAACCTGATGCAAGCGGGAACGCAAGCGACCGGCCTTGGCCTTCAAAGCGGTCTCGGGTTGGCGAGCGCGTCACGCGGAAATCCGCTCTCCTTCAATCAAGGCACCACGACAACGGCAAGCGATCCATGGGGAACCGCCGCAAAGTTCGCTGGCGGCATCGGCAACGCTTTAAGCGGATTGTCGGACGTTCGTGCAAAGAAGGAAATTCGCACCCTCGGGCTAGACCGCAAGGGCCATCGCTGGGTTTCCTTCAAGTACAAGGGCGATCCTGACAACCTCACGCGCGTTGGTGTGCTCGCGCAGGAAGCCGAAAAGATTCAGCCCGAAGCGGTTTATACGAACGGGCTCGGGCTCAAATACGTGGACTATGCAAAAGTGAGGGCCTGAAATGGCCGGTCTTGGACTCGTTCCCGACACATTGAGCGGCGGTTATCGGCTCCCCGAACTTTCGTCCGCGTTGAACATCGCCGCTTCCGTGCGCCCGCAATCATTGGGCCTTACGCCGACCGGCAGCGTACCGGCCGCGCCCGCCGCACCGCCGCCGCCAGATGCAACACCGCCATCCGATGCAACGCCGACCACGCCCGACGATATTTTGACCGCGTACAACCGTGGTGAGATTTCAACCGCCCAAAGGGACGCTTTGCTTGCCAGCGCAGGGCCACCCGCGCCGCTCGTAAACGCGCTTCCAGAACCGCAACAACAGCTTCCGGTTGCGCCAGTTGATCCGTCATCGGTGGCTACGCCGACCGGTACGCCAACAGAAAGCTGGGGCGACAGAGCCAAGCGCGCCTCGCAAGAAAGCTTTTACGATTTCGAAAATAACCCGGTGGGCTCGCTCGGTCGCGCAATGGCGCAATTCGCGGCGGGATATAATGGCACGCCGAATGAGGGACCGCTGGCGCAATTCGATAAGCAAAAGCTTGAGCAACAAGCGCTTTCTTACAAAAAGCTCGAATTCGGCATGAACTTTCTCGACAAGGCGATCCCGCTTATCGAAGCCGCGCCGGACGATCAGAAATTGGATGTCGCGCAGCATTTGCAGGATACCGTGGGCGGCACTATCGGCCATGATTTCATGCCGCTGTTCCAGGCGGTAGCGAGCGGCCAAATCAAAAATGCTTCCGACTCGGTGAAGGCGATTCAGTCCTATGTCACCGATCCGAAACTGGCGGCGCTAATCACGGCAAATCCAAAGCTCGTGAACGTCTTTTCCGAAGCGATCTTGAAGGAACAAGGCAAGACGCTCGGGGCTGGACCAAAGACTTACGATGTCCCGGCCGGTGGAGTCGTGATTGGTGCGCAGGGAAATATCATTTTCGACAACCGGACAAGCGGCAAACTGCAAACGTTTAAGCTCAGCCCCGGCGAAGTAATCAAGGACTCGAACAACCAAACCATTGCGACCGGCCCGCCAGCCAAACCGGAAAAGCCGGACAGGACGCAATTCAGCTCGCCAACTTTGCTTGAGATTGACGACGGGCAGGGCGGCACCAAGCAAGTCGAAGCGCAACAGAACCGCGACGATCAGACTTGGGTCTCGGCTGATGGCAAGAAAACCCCAATCGACGTTGGCGACAATTTCCGCATAATTACCGGTTCAGGCAATGCGATCCCAGGCGGGCAGCGCGGGCAGATATTGGTCAGCCGCGTCTTGGGCGGCACGGCACTTGCCACGCGCGAATTGTCGAATATGGCGAAAATCTCGGCCGGTGCGTCAACCGGCATTTTTAACGATGCCAGCATGGCCGGGACTCCTTTGGCAGCGCTCGCGCGCACCGTTACGCCGCAAGGCGACCAAGCAATGAGAACAGCGGCCATTGGTCTTTCGCGATCTTTGGCAGCTATCGAAGCAACCGGCCTTGTCCCAAACCAAACCTTCACGGGGCAAGTTGAGAAATATATTCCGCAAAAAGGCGACACCGGCCTAACCGTGTTGCAAAAGTTTGGCGGCATGCGCCAAGCCATCGAAGCGGGATTAGAACAGCTCAACACTTCACCAATGGTGACAAAGGCGCAGGCTGAGCAAATCCGAAATTACCAAAAGGAAGTCGCGAAAACGATTCCGTGGTTGCCGGAAGATGTCATCAACCTGATGAACAAAAACAACAAGAGCCTGACGATCCGCGATTTCGCGACGAAGCAAGGCATCGCGCCGCCACAGACAGCGCCCGCCGCATCGGCCGCGCCCGCCGCATCGGCACCAGCGGCCGGACCAAAAGCGCCGACCGGAACGCCCCCACCGGCCAACGTTCTCAATGACGCCAGAACTGCAATCGCCAAGGGTGCCGATCCGGCAGCGGTTAAGAAGCGCCTTGAAGATTCAGGCTATGACGCGAGCGGACTCTGATGGCTGGACTTTTCGATGATCTAATCCCGAAAGCAACACCGCAAGCGTCCGGTGGGTTGTTCGATGATTTGGTCCCGAAAAGCCAAACACCACTTCCGCCGACACCACCAGCTCTAAACCTCATGGACCCGACGCGGCCGGACGTTACGCCGGGGCAAAGTTATCGCGCCAGAATCGACGCTGCATTTGCCGGTGGCGATCAAGCGGAACGCGACAAAGCAATAGCCGCGCTTGGGCCTGATGCTCAAATGAATGCACTTCCTGGTGTTCTGACCGGCGCGGTTTCCCGAATCGGCGGTCTGCCCGGTGAGATATTGAATACCGTTTCTGGACTTTCGGATTTGACGGGCTTTCACGGGCTCGCGCAAGGCATCAGGGATTATTTGCCGCTCCCGAATATGGACCAATTCGGAAACCTCATCGCCGGACAACCTGAAAACGATGAAGTCACGGCATTCCGCAAGGTGGGGCAGCTCGTTGGGCCAGGGCCTCTCCTAAGAGGCGGCGCTTCGACAGTTGGCACGCTCACAAAGTTGGGCCAGGGCAAGCCGATTCAAGAGGCGATAAACGCCCACAACGCCGGATTGACGCTAATACCAAGATCGGTCTCGAAAGATGGACAATCCATCGAACAGCAAGCCTTCCAAGCCGCCAGCGGCAACGTGAAAACGCGTCAGTATTTTTCGCTGAAAAACCGGCCGGTCATAAACGACCTTGCCGCCCAAGATATCGAATTGCCCAAAGGCACCACGCGCCTGACTGAAAAGATGATTACCGATCAACGCGCGAAATTCGCGGCGGATAAAGCGGCGATTGTTGACAGTCTGCCAGCCGTCGAAAACGATCAAACATTCAAGGACGCGATGGCGGCGGTTGGCAATAGGCAAAGCGATGTAGCAAAGGCGTTCCCCCACCTTGCGCACGATCCAGAAATTGAAAAGCTGGCAACGAGTCCAGATTGGCAGGCCGATTCATACCCGCCACGCGCGGCGGCTGGGCGTGTGAGTATGTTGCGCGACCAAGCCAGCGGCAATCTGAAAGCGATTGGACCGGGCAATCAGGAAAGACATGCTTTGGGCTTGGCCGAAAAACAGGCGGCGGATGCGCTGGACGATCTTATCGCGCGCAATCTTATAAAAAACTCGCCCAAGGACGACCCTTATTATGGCGCGGCACAGGTCGCGAATTACAAAAAAGCCCGCGAGCTGATGGCGAAAACCTACGACATTGCGGATGTGACCGATTTCACGACCGGCGACGTAAATGCGCACGCGATCCACAAGCTCTCGGAAAACGGCCGACCGCTCAGCGGCAATCTTGCGAAGCTTGCGGAAGCGGCTGGCAATTTCCCAGGCTCAACGCAGCCGACACGACTGATTAACGGCATGGAGCATTCGAGCGTGGTAGACTATTACCTGATGACGAATGCCATCGCGCACGGCAATGTTCCCAGCGCCGTCGCTGTTGCCCTACGGACAGCCGCCCGCCCGTACCTATCATCGAAATTCAATCAAGCGCGGATCATGCAACAGCCGCTTGGTCCCGAACCATTGCCCGGTCATCCGTATACGTTCGCGCCCTATCAAGCGCAGGTGCAGGCAGGGGCAAACGCTTCGCGTAACGTCCGTAGCCCGGTGCTTGGCTTGCGGCATCTCCCGCCGACGTTGAACGCTTTGAACCTTTATCTTGCGGGGCAACAATAAATGGCGCTTGCTCGCATCAAAGTTTGGGGAACGGAAATCCTCACGCCGTTGGATTTGAACACCGAATTCAACAACATCCTCGGCTATCTTAATTCGCTCAGCGGCGGCAGCTCCTACGGTGGCACGTTCAAAGCCGTGAACACCGGCCTCCAGGCGCAAGACCCGGACGGCTCGAATTATCTGACCTTCCTTCCCGGCAGCAATTTAACGTCCGACCGCAAGCTCACCTTCCTAACCGGCGATGCCGACGTATCGCTCACAGTTTCAAGCGGCATTGTCGCAACCACAGTGCGCAAGACCAACTGGAACCCGTTCGATGGCAGCTCGCAAGGCATCGTCTATACGGGCGTCGATTGCTATTACGTCAAATCCGGCGCGGCGTTTGGCATTAGCGGCAAGGTCACAATCGGCGCAAATGCAAACGGAAACGTCGCCATTATGGGCGGACTCCCCGGCAGTTCCGACACCAACATTGAAAATTGGACCTGCCTTGTCGGCGTCAGTTCGGGCACCGTCTATATCGGGAAGGTCCATGGCATTGTTGCGGCCGGGACTTACATGGACTTTTGGAGCCTCGCTGGCGTTCAACTCACGAACGCCAATCTTTCCGGCCTTACCCTTTATTTCAACATTTGCGCAGGAACTTGACGCGCCCAGCTCGGCATGATGCGATCTTCATAAGATGGATACGAACCTTGCCATTGCGATTTTGCTCCTTGCCGCCGTCGCGGCCCTCTCCATTTGGGCTACCCTTCGCGACCGGAAGAAGCCGCCTGACGACGACATCACGACCGACGACACGGCTTGGTGAAAAAAGGAGACCCTAATGGTTGGCTATTTTTCATCCGGTCAACAATCCTCACCGGGCATTTCCTTCGTGCCGACGCTTTCAGGTGCAAGCGGAGCACCCGACAGCTATTTGCAACGAGTCGGACGATTCACTCGCGCGGGAAGTCTCGTGCTCGCTTCGTATGGCGTCCAGCTTGCGACCAAAGGAACCTTGACCGGCGCTCTGACGCTCAATCTTCCCGTACCGGCAAATGCAGTCGCCGTAGGCAACGCCATCATGATGGCAGGCCCAGGCACCGGCTTTCTGTTCGATGCCCCTAATTCCTATGCTTTGGCAGGCGTGTTCGGGGCGAACAACCCCGGAAGTTGCACGCTCTATCAAATGGGCTCATCCGGCGCATTTTCCGCGCTAACAGCCGCCAATCTTTCCAATTCGGGTCAGGGCTTTTTCTTTTCCCTGGTCTACGAAGCGGCCTGAATCGTCCCATAGGCGCGCTTGACGCCACGTTTCCGGTAATGCAATTTTCATAGCGGTAGCGTCCGTCAAATCGGCTTTTGCGCTTTAAGCCTTTGGCGCACGGTTGGCTGATTTGTCCGACAGTTACCCATGGGCCGGGGGGTTGTGGTGGCTCGCTCGGCCCGCCTTTTTCACAGGGGGCTTACATGGCGCTAAACCAGCGTGTGACACGTGCAGAACGCGAGCGGCGTCATGGCATCACGACATACCAGCGGGGCAAGGTCCGCGCCTTTGCCGAAGAAATCGCCGCCGTAACGGGCGCGGACTACGCCTATATCTATGCCGATCTTGAGCGGCGCGTAATGGAGCGCGGCTTTGCGAATTTTAAGGCCATGCGCGCCCATTGGTTTGACTTGCGAAAGAATGGGAAAGCCCGATTCGACGCCCTGAGCAAAAGCGAAAGAGCGGAATATAAACTCGAAGTCGCTGAACAAATTGAGGCAGTACAGCAAGGCTGGGAAATCTGGCACCATCGCGGCGGCATTTTTCTTGAACCCCTTAAGAGACCTCGCTTCATCAAATTCTTGGTTGAGCCGTGGCGGGCTTGAAACACGTTTGGTTCGGTCCTAAATTAAACCGGTCGTTGAGTGCATTGCCCCACTTGGCGCGCGATTGCAGAAAAGGCCGTTCCGCTGTCACCGTACGGGACGGCCTTTTCCTTTCAAGGATGACTCCCGCAGCGCGAGTGCGAGGGCATCGAAATCCTTCCAATCCGCGTCCTTCAAGACCTCCCCCCAAACGTCGATCACGACCGGCGCGAACAACGCCGCCGCCGCTCGCATCGCGGACACGCCTGAATGCGTGCAGAACAGGGCCACATCGGCGCGGATCAGCCCAGCGAATTCGTCGGCCGCGCCGAACAGGTACGAGACATTTTTCGGCTTCTCGGAAATCAGCGCCGCGAGGAAGCAAGATGTCCAAACCGGATTGGCTTCGATGCAGAACACCCGCTCGGCGTACAAGCCCAAATGGAAGGCCAGGAGGCCGATGCCGCCGCCGACCTCCACGACAACCTTCCCCGTGATCCGGGGCGCGAGCGATAGCGCTACGGTCGCGGCGGTGGCGTCATCGTAGACCGTGAGAACCGCCGCCGACACGACGCCATGGCGGCGCGAATAGGCGTGTGACGCTTCGCTGCCTTCGTGCGCCTCATAGACCGAGTCCAGCACGTCTTTGATTGTCGCCGTGCTGGATTCTTGCTGGGACTCTTGCTGGGACTCGGGTGCTATTTCGTTCATATTCTGCCCCAATTCGTTCTTTTCGGACTCAATGATTTCATGTACTTAGCTGGTAGCCTTCAAATTCGGGACGTGGGGGCCGGAGGTTCAAATCCTCTCTCTCCGACCAATTAAATCAATGGGTTAGGTGTTTTTTATGTTTCCAAACTTTCGCTTGCTGGGACTCCTTGCTGGGACTCGGAAGCCGTTTCTTCGTCCATGTTGAAATCCCCAGCGTCATCAGACCCAACAATTTCTTCATCTGGAGACCATTCATTTGGGATTACTTGACCGGCGATCACTCCGGTTGTGGCAACGGTTTCGATGATGGCCGCAGGCAGAGTGACAGCATAGGCGCGGGCGCGTTCGAAGGTGAAAAATTCCTTGCCGTTTTCCAGATCAGCGGTGAAGCCGTTTTCATCAAATTGAGTGAGCGGGTAAACCCTATGCATGGGATGGTGGTGTTTCAGTACATCGGGCACCGTAGGCGCTGGCTTTTGCTTGGTCTTGCTCATTGAAAGTTCCCCTTAAGCGGCTTTGACAATTTTGAGCGCCGGGTGTTGTCCGGCCTTTTCGATGACTTGCCGTTTGAAATCATCGTCAATCCCAACGTAAAGCGCCGTCGTCGCGTAGTCGGAATGGCGGGCGAGCTTTTGCGCCCCAAGCGGGTTTGTCTTAGCGATATGCGAAATGTAGGCGGCGCGAACATCGTGCCAGCGCCACGTCTCCCCATAGGCTTCCTTGACCTTCGCCATGACGCGCTTCCAAGCGCTTTTGGGTTTTTTGATCGGCTCCCAAGAGTGATTTTTGCCGCGCCGGTAGGTAATCAGGAATTTGGTCCCGCGCTCTTTCGCTTGGTCTACCAACGCCTGCATAAAAGCCATGTCGTCGGCCGTGCCGGGTAGAAATTCGTCCTCTTTGTCTTTGACCCTTTCGGCCCGCAAATTGACGCCGCCTTTCTCGAAATCGACATCGGAAATTGTCAGCGAGAAAATTTCGCCGCGCCGAAATCCGAAACGGAGACTCGCGCCGAACGCTTCCCCGGCATGTTTCGCGAGGTTCTCCAAGAGCCAGCCGCAAATGACGGTGGGCACCGGGCGCGGTTTGCGCTTGTCCTTTTTCTGATGCGGGACGGTCGGCGGCTCTTTCAGGACACGTTCCTTTGTTGCTTCATCGCGAAGCAATGCCGCGCGCTCAACAATTTGAGCCAAGACTCCAAGATACAGATTGATTGTCGCTGGCCTCAGTTTCTTGCCGCTATCCTTCCATTTGCGGGCGTTCACCGGATCATGCGGCTTGAGCTTTGGCCCGCCATGCCATCGTTTGATTGTTCTTATTTTCAGGTGGGTTACGAAATCATCGACTCTGATTTGCGTAAGCGCCGACGTGACAGATGACTCGGCACCAAAGAACTGAAGGATTTCCTTTTCATAGACTTCGATGTTTTTCGCGCGGGCTTGCCCTTCCCATGTCGGATGCAGGGCGGCGACAATATCCGCGATGATGGATTCGCCAGCCTTGGCGATCTTCGGGGCCATCCGCGCTGCAACGCGGACGGTTTCCTCAACCGCGTCGGCTTCGCGCTTCGTTGTGGCGAGCTGTTTCGTGACCGGGTGAACGGCGGCACGCGGCCCGTAGCGTCGGCCGTCCAGCTCGAATTCGTACTGCCATTTTTTGCGCTTTTTATCGAAAAACGTTGTCATGCTTGCCCCTGTGCATAATGCATTAAACCGTATGGGAACCAAGGTTAGGGAGTCAAGGTAACAGTCCTTTGCGCTTCAGATAGTCTATGGAAGCGGCATGGGCGGCTTTCGTGGCTCGGCTGGGTTTTGGCCGATTGGCTGGCGTTCCGCGCTTGACTGGCCTTGTCTGCCGGTCCTGATAGGCGGCAACGGAGTCTAGGTAAACCCGCACGCCGCGCTTGCCGATGGTATGAGTCTCAAGTTCACCGGCCGCAATCAACCGGCGAATCGCGCTTGCATCCGTGTCCAAATCTTTCGCGACCGTCTTAATGCGGGCGCTTGGGCGGCGCGGCGCTTCGTTTGTTTCGGTTACGAGACGCATCGCTCACGCATGCCCCTTGATGTCTTGGTGCCCTTCGAAGTAGGCGATTTGTTCCTTGAACATGGCGATGATGTCGGCGCGATTACCGTTGGAAATGTAGTTGCATCGGCAATTGCCGGTCGCGTCGAACGGAAAAACCAGAAGCACGAATCCGACCTCGCGCTCTGACGCATCTGGATTGAAGCTTTCGTCCAGCCTACGGGCGATTTCGAGCATCCGTTCACGGAACTTCGATTCAATCGGTTTGTCGCCAATCATCGCTAACTCCCTCGCGAAACCACGATATGATTGAACAGCGCCTTCGCGTCCTTCTGGAGCTGTTCGGCCCATGGCGACAGACTCACGCCGGGTGTTGGGCAACCGGCCGTAAGACGCGCACCAATCGCGATCAGCTCGGAAGGGCTCAGCCGATAGATCGTTTGCAGCCGCGAGGGTTCGGACGCGCTCATGGGTTCTAGGAATTCAGTGGCGCTGAACACGGGATTGATCCCCGGTCTATGAATTTGTCGGCATGATCCTTCAGCACACGCCTGAAATCGCTAACGATCAGCTTTTGGTTATTTTTATTTTCTACATCGCCAACATTATAGGCAACTTCGAAAACAATAGCCGCCGCCACTTGCACGACAGCGTTGTAGAACATTTGCGCGCCAACATGATTGATGTGAGCCGCCGCCATCGTGCTCACGGTAGGCGCAATCTCGGCCATCATCCGATAATAAAGCTTGTCCTCTGGATGGTCTGTTTCGTCGGCCATGCTGAGATATAGGCTTTTCTGTTCGTTGTTCATGTCGCGTGCCTCCCTCCCGCCAATGCTTCGTCGCGCGCCTTCTTCAGCCGTGAGAATGCTTCGGCCGTGCCGCCAAGATCGGGGTGCGCGTCCTTCGCCAAAAGACGGAAGCGCTCAAGGATCGTTTCGCGCCCGCAACCCGGTTTCACGTCCAGAATTTCCCAACAGCTCGGCTCATTGGTGGGTCCGCCATGAGACAGCCGCATAAAGCCATCAAAGGCGCGCTCAAGCATCGGTGCGCCGCCGTGCCGCTCCAGCCCGCGCAGATATTCCACGGCAAGGCCGACCGAACGCAGGTTGCCAAGCACGGTTTTGTAGGCATCGCGCGCCATCACCAATTGCCGCCCCCGACGCGTGAAATAGATGGCGACTCCTGGGTCCTCAAGATTCACCGTCGCATCGTCGGAATAGGCTTCGCCGTTTCGGCGCAAGGGCAGGTTGGACGAAATGATGAAATCGCTTGCCACGCCCATCAGCCGCAATTGATTCTTGAGTTCGTTCCGCGCCTTTTCGAACGTCACCTGAAACGGCGCGACATTGCGATACTTCGCGCGCGGCCAGCCGTCAGGCCATTGCAGGGGATAGGCGACGGTCATCGTTCGCAGCAATCGGGGCAGTACAATAGTGGGGAAGGCGCGTCTACCATTGTGTCAATTTCCCAATTTAGACCAACCAATTGCACGATCACATCCCGCGCGTCCCATGCGTCAACCGTTCTAAGTTTCCAAACTTCAAGCGGCTCGGAAACATTGCCGCAATGATCGCACACGCCGCGAATAATGGGTTTCGTTTCCGGCGTGGCGATGGTCATGCGGCGTCTCGGTTCTTGTCGGCGGCGCGAGCGATTTCCTGAAGCCGCGTCTTGTCGTTGTTGAGTAGGTTCCTGTCGCCTTCGGAAAGACCGTTCCACCATGAGCGCAGTTCTTCGTAACCGGCCGATGCGGCAAGTTCGGCCTCGCGAAACAGCGTGCCCGGTTGACGATCCGCAGCCGATGGTTGCGTTGACCTTGATGTGCCGCCCGCCGCCCATGCGGCAATCTCGCGGCCGGAATCTTCATTGATCGCCTTATCGAGCGGGAACAGCGCGCGGTGTTGATTTTCGAGCTTGATCGGCAGCGGGTATCCCGGCCGCTCGCCAAGCAACAGAAACGAAGCCGTCAATTCATAGGGCAGATTCTTTTCGCAAATCGGAATCCAGCCGTCCTTGCCGGAACGCGAGCGCTTGGGAATGATCCTCATTTTCCCATCTTCGCCGCGCACCATTTCGACCTTTTCTTCAGCGCGGAAACACAGGATCAAATGCGCGCGGACCTGCAAAATCCGGTTCACGAATTTCTTGTGCTCGCCCTTCGGATTGATCCATGCGGCCATCTTGCAGTTTTCGCGCTTCTGCCAATCGTTCCCGGCCATGCGCTTCAGCTCGGCTTCGTGCATGTCCAGTAAGCCGCCTTCGCCCGCATGCTCATGGCTGGCGCTATCGACCACGATTACCGGATAGCCCGCGTCATCGGCCGTCTTGATCTTGTCGGCGTAAGCGTTTGGCGAGAACAGCGGACGCAGCTCGCAATGGTCGAATTTATATTCATCGGCATAATGCAGCGCGCGGCGGCTTTCCGTGTCGATCACCGCGAAGGACTTACCGCCCGACATGCCGGTAGCCAAACGCAGCGCCGATGTGGTCTTGCCGCTACCGGTGCCGCCCGCGAGACCGATAATCAGTCCGACGTTCTCACGAACGGCGGGGCGGAAATCGTTTGCCATCCTAACACCGCCATTCCACGCCGTTGATCCGCTTATAGATCGCCAGGGCGGCTTCGATTTCGCCTTGCTGATTGGACGTGCGAATGATGCCGTCCAGAATGTGTAACAATTCGCTCTTGGGCATTTTGCGCGATTGCGGGCTCGCCGTTTCGGTCTTGGCTTGTTCGGCGCTTTTCACATCCACTTGGACTTGCTGCATATAAAGCCGCTCCAACAGCGACAGCGCCAAGCCAGCGTCCTTGTCGTCAATGTCGATAAAGTGATGCTTCCGGTCCTTCAGGGAAGAAGGAACCGTCGCCTTGTCGGTGAACATGGAAACCAGCACTTTACCGTTCCAATCTTCGACGCAGAGGCATGCGGTCATTGCACGGAGTCTTTGTCAGGGTTCGATTGAAACGCTTCCAGTATGGCTTCAATCGCGGCTAGATACCCCGCATTCCAGGCAAAGCGCGGCGTCACATCGCCATTGATATTGTCCGGCGCGACTATCGGCTTCCGGTTCAACAGCTCATCCAGAATGAAAATGTAATGCGCCCTCATGGCGGCGCTTCCCCATTTTTCCCGGCGCGCAAGGTTTCGGCATAGGCATCGGCGCGCATGAGAAAATCGGCTTCATCCCAAGACCGCGTTTCCAGATAGGACGTGTACGGCGGATAACCCGGCCAAGTGTTTTGCTGCATGCAGGAACGCCAAATCTGAATCGCCAGCTCAACTTTGCGCTCGGCAAGATCAATGACGCTCGGAGAAAGCGCGATCACGGATAGAGCATATGGCGCATAGTTTTCCTGCACCACAAAACGGAATTCAGGTTTTTGGACGCCAAGCGCCTTCAAGCCACGGCAATAGAACGCGGCCTGAATATCGAAGCCGGTTCCCATGGCAACGCCTTCCCAAAGCTTCGGGTCAGCACTTTTCGACGTGCTCTTGTAATCGGGGAAAAACGTCTGTTTCTCGGGAAGCCAATCGAGCCGCGACCGGCACCAAACCTCGCCTTCCCGCCAAACCATCGTTTGCTCGGGAATACCGAAGCCTTCTTTGAAGAAATCACAGGCTTCTTCGTTCATATCCAATTGGGCATCGGCCGCTTCGACCATCGCCAGAGCTTCACGGTATTGATGCTCCAGAATCGGAATGCGGCCTTCCTTTCGCGCCAACTCCCGCCGCTCTTGCGCGACCTTGGTCCGCCAATCTTCGGCGGAAACGATGTCGAAATCTTCCGGGTCTTTCAGTATCAGGCTATGGGCGGCGCGGCCCAAGTCGAACTGTTTGCTTTCCTCGGGTTTGAACTCGGGATTGAGCCGGGGATGTGCGAACCAAGCGTGCAGCGGGGTCGTGCCCCGCGTTACCAGCATCTTCGCGATGGAACAGCTCAGCGATGGAACCGGGCAGGGGTCAGCGTGGTAAAGGTCATCGGCCAGATTGTAGAATCCGGGTTTCGTAATTTCGGTCATGGCAGCACCACGACGCGCATAACCAAGAGCACGCAGAAAAACGCCGCCGCTACCCAGAGGCAGATGCCGACAACCTCGGCCCAAGGGTGCTGCATGGGAACTTTGTGAAAATCATTCTCAGGTTCGAAGTCTGGAATCGGATCGTAGGGCTTCATATCGCCCCCACGGGCGCGTTCGCGATTGCGCCAGCGATTTGTTCCGCGCCGCGAACGGCACCACCGGATTCAATCTCGCGGAGCTTGGCGGCAAGTATCTCGCGGGCGCTTCGTTCGTCCCGTATTACCGCCAGCAAATAGAGCAATTCATCGGCGGCTTGGTCGGCCCAATCGCCGGATGCCGCCTTATTACCGGACATTGCGTGAGCCCTCCCGTGAAACTCAGAGTTTCATGGGTAAATCATCAGGCCCACTTTTGTCAATGCAATATGCACAGATTTTGAATTAAAGTCACAATCCCGACAAAGGTTAATTCCCCCCGCCAGCCGAAGCCAGCGGAGGGAACTTTTTTGTCACACGGCGGATACTTCATAGATGCGGGCGACTCTGGCACGCCGCTTAACTCGCTTGTCCCGAATCGAAACAACCTCGCCAACGCGCCCGCAGGTGTAGCGTCGGCCGCTCACGATTTGCCAATGCCAACCGGCGCAAATCAGGAACACCCGGCCAGCCGTCCGAATCTCTTTCGATTGCTTCAGCCATGCGGCGAGCGTGATGCCTTTGCCGCGCTCGGCCTCGTACAGAACTTGCGTCCTATATCCGAGTTGGCGAAGCGCTTGGCGGCATCCCGAATAGCTTGTGCCGGTGACGGCGCGCTGCCCGGTGATGCTTCGTATGACCGCCGCCGCTTCGCCGGTATCAAGCCCGGTGATGGCTGAGATTACGGACGGCCCACAATAACGATTGCCGCGCTTGATCGGCGCACGCAGCTTGATAGGGCTTCCGCTCGGTGATAGAGCTTCCATTCCTTCATTCTCCAATAGTGTCAAAGAGCGCCGGGGTTCCCGCCCCGGCGTCAGTCCCGTTTGAACTGACGCGCGCATGATAGCAAATGGGATTCGCGAAATTTCCGTGTGCCGACGATCCGCGTGCGGAAAGTGCCGTTTTACAAAGACTCGTTTTGCGAAACCGGCGCTATTGACTCCGATGTTATAAGGGTTTTTTGCATGTCGTTCCGGCCATCGCGTGCAAACTGTATGCACCAAAGCTGCGACAATCTGTGCATCAACGGGGTTTTTGCCGATCCAACGCGGCGCGGTATTTCTCGCGGGCGGTCGCTTCGCGATAGACGATTTCCGGCGCGCGCCATTCGGCGCTTTTGGCGGTGCGTTTCATTTCCGGCAAGACGTTACGACCGTTAGGCCCCGCCGCGATCTTGCATCGTTTCGAACAGAATTTCGCAACCGCTATGCCATCGTCCAAATCTTTTTCACTGCCGTACATGCACCAATTTGAATCCCAAACGGCAACCTTGCCGCAGATGCAACAGCAATGCAGAAGGCGGTTGCCTTCCTGGCGGCGTTGCGGCCCGCGCTCGCTCCGGTCCTGGTCAATGACTTGCATCAATCCAATCCAAGCTCTTTCAGTTCGGCGGCAAGTTGCGCTTCTTTTTCTTGGGCGATCAAATCCGGTGGTGGCTTGGTTAGATCGTCACATCCGTATGTGCGGGCAACGAGCTTGAGGAAATCGTCGCGATAGTGCGAACCTAAAGCACCGTTGGATTCGAATTTGAGAAAACGTTTGCGCGTCATCCCAAACTCGGCCGATGCGACTTGCTCTGACAGGCCAGCGTGGATTCGCCATTCCTTGAAATAATAGACCACTTCGTCGCCGGTTTGTCGGAACACCGGATCGTCGCGGATTATTTCCATAATCGCTATGATCGACTGTTTTCGGAGATGAATCTTCAGCTCTATGCTCCCGGCGTCTTTGTTATCTTCCATGTCAAAACAGATATTCATTGGTGCATTTTCGTTTTCCATCACTCCCATCCTTCCGGTCGGGGACCGTCGCCAAATATTTCATTTTCGCAAGGCTGCACAAGATCGAGCACGGTATTGAGCCATATCTTAAGCAATCCGTCGCGCAATTTCGGATGATGGCCAGCGAGCAAAAGGGCGACAAGCTCAGCCAGCGCCGCGCTCTGGATTTCAGGGCCTTTGCCGCTAAGAAGCGGCTTGATAGCGGCAACGACCTCTTGCACCGCTTCCATCATGTCATCGCGGCCCGTCATGCGTTCATTTCCACCGGCTGTACGAAGTTGACGGCAAATTCACCCGGCCGAAATTCTTCCTCCCACATGGTGATGTGCCCGCGTTGAAACCCAAACAGCGTGCAGATCGCAACCAAGGCGCTTTGCTCTAGTGCGCCGCCCTCGCGCGAAACGGATAGATGGCGGCACAGTCCGGCTTCCGGCTGCATTTCAAAAGTGATGCAGGCGATATAGCCGAATGGAAATGCAACGCATTCCGGGTTCAGCGTGCTTTTGAAATCGGGCGGCAAATCAGAAAGGTGAATTGTGTCATCGACAGCGACAGCGGTTGCCGTGACCGTTTCGGCCGATGTCGGTTTTGCCCGCGCTCGCGCTATGGCGGCGTCTATCTTTTCACAAGTGGCTGCGTCGATGGCGAGCATGGGTTTTCCTCGCGCGGAGTGTGATGATTCCGATGGCGGCGAAGGCGAGCACCTGTGAGACATAGGCCCATATCGAAGCGCCATAGGTCCAAAACACCGCGACGTTCATGGCGCAGCACGCGAGAAACGCCGACGATTGGAACCACATCAAATTCGTCGTTTTGTGCGACAGAGCATCAAGGCGTTCGATTTGCGTCCGCAGCATTTGTTCCGCTTCGCGCAGCTCGGGAAGCGTCGGCCCTTGCTGGGAATCGGCGTGGAGCATTTCGCACGCAATGGCGAGGTCTGCCTTGTCCCTCCCATCGTGCAGGTAATTGGCTATCGTGTTGATGCACTGGCGCAAATGCGATTTCGGAATCGCGATATAGCAATCATCATCCATCGTATTCGTCCCATAGTGCGTTGATTACCACTATCGAAAGCTCCATCTCGGCTTTCGCATGTTCGAGGTTGTGCCCGCTTTTGAGACAATGCGAAAAGATGTGTACCCAATAACCCCATGTGTCGCTTGATACCGGCCCCATCAGCGTTTCCCAGCGCCATCCCTTCGCCGTGGCGTATCGCCATACCGCCGCAATCACCGACCCCGCCACTGGCGTATCCAATTTTACTCGGGCTCCATACAGTCCAGCCTTTCGCCATGTGTCATCGACGGCGGCGTAGGCTTCGCTCAGTTCGGTCATAGTGATTGCCCCGTTACTACGCGGTGAATGTCCGCGAAATCGTGCTGTTTGGTCCCATGGTTCGTGGTCACTTCATGCCATTGATTATCGTGGACGCATTCTGGCGGGAACAGCACCATAGCCGCCGTCGCGTTGTAGCGGATCAGCGCCGGTATTTCGCGCCGCGACAGATAGGCCCGCAAATGTTCGTCCCGGTGCGCGTCGGGAAAGCGCGGGTCAATCCAGATTTGGACAATCGGGATGTTCTCGCGGTGCCCGGTTTCGTTGTTCACCGTCGTGATGTAATCCGGCATCGGGTCAATGACGTAATGGGACCGATCCGGCCGCGCCAAATCTTCCGTGTCTTTCCCGGTCAGCCACACGCAGGACCAAATAGAGCACCCGCTGGGCTTGGTCGCATAGATGGCGCAGCCGGTGTGCCGTTGATGCTGGCAGCGCACGCCCGCGTCCTTGTGCAGCTCCTTGACGGGCAGGACTCGGCAACAAAGCGTGCAGGTCCCGCAATGCCGGTCGCTCATGCTTTGGCCTTTGCGATCAGCTCGGCACGAATGAGCGCGACCATGGCCTTGTGGCCCGCTTCGGCTTGCTCCCATGTTTCGTAGCGGTCCTGTTCTTGTGGATCGCCGCCACGAAAAACCATGGTCTCAAACAGGACGGGAAATTCGCCGCGTCCGTGCGAATGATCCAAGCCAAGGAAAATCGTGCTCACCATAACGCCGCCGATTTTATCTTGGGCGACGTGGCGATTGGCCGTGCCCAACCAATGCGCCCACTTCATTACGTCAGGCTCGGGAACGGCCAGCTTTCCAAGCAAGACGTAATAACCGGGCTTCGGCACGGGCACTTACCCCTTGGCGACTTTGCGCGGCACGTTCCGCGCCGCCGCCGCGCGTTTTGCATCTTCGAAATGCACGACCTTGGACGTGGGGAAATCCTTGAACTTCGGCTTCAGCACATCGCCGGTTCGATTGTTGATCCATTCTTCGTGGTAGCCCAGCGACATCATAGCGTATGCCATGCTCAGCCGTTGCGGCTTGCGGGTTTTGCCCAGGTCCCAAGCCTTCAGCGTGCTTACGGTCGGCCCGCCTGAATTGCTTATGTCTTGCGGGTCCAGGCCGGACTTGCGCAGCGCTTCGCGATACAGATCAATGATTGGGTCTTTATCCAGAAAGCGATAGCCGGTTAGTTCCTTGCTCACATCCTATCTCCCCACCTGAATTGGATAGCCGCACGCCGCCAACATAGCCGATGCGACATGCACTTGATCGCGCGGCACCATGACATACAGCGCCACCATGTCGCCAGTTTGCGGAACAGGCTGCGCATAGCTCACAACCGGCAATTGCGCTTTCGGCGCTCTCGGCTTGCGTTCCGTCAACTCGCCGTTTTGCAGTTTGCGTTCCGCCAATAGCCCATTGATCGCCGTCCGCAGCCCGATGGGGCAGCGTCCTTTCTGTCTGTACTTCTGGAATGACACCACTTTCATACCCAACACTTCGCACAATGCGACTTGAGTCACGCCAAGCTTTTCCTCGATCCCATCCAGAAAGCTCGACGGAACCATGTCGGCTTTCGGGGTCCGTTTCGGCTTCGGTTTTATGGTGTCGGCCGTGGCTAACGTGATTCCCCTTTTTTCGGCCATCGCTTCAGCTTTCGCGCGGACGTAATCGGGGCACTCGCCGTCATTTCTGTATTTGTAAAAAATCGGATCGCTAATGCCCAGCTCTTTGCAGAACGGCTTTATATTCATTCCGAGTTGTTTCGGCATGTCGGCAAGGAAGGCGCTTGATACTTTGGGCGCGGCCATTGCCGCCGCCCGTTTCCCTGCCTTGGAAAGACTATCGTAATCTAAAGCTGCCCCATTCGGCATCATTTGCTTGCCCTTTCTCTTTTGATAGACGTACCCAGCGGAACCAATCGCGCGCATTACTTTGGCCTTATCTCAACAACCAGCGCCGCCCACTCCAAGGCCACGTTTTCGCGTGGTGCAGCGTTCCAAGTCAGAAGATCATATTTGCCATTCCGGCCGCGCCGGACTTCCTTCAGCACCATCGGCCCATCCTTGATCTTCGCAACGCAAAGATGACCGATGCACGATTCCGGCACGGTTTTCCGTTTGGAATGGTTCGCCCAAAAAATAAGCCATCCGTGCCGCAGCGGGAATTGTGCATCGCCTTGGATGCGAGCGGCAATACAATCGGTGCGCCCTTGCGGTTGCGGTTCGGTTTGGTCGCTATCGAAATTGTCCGGTTTGGATATTTCACCACCGGCACCGATGATGCCGACGACCGGCGAAAGACTTCCAGTCGGCGTCCCGCGTCCGGTCAGCAACCATTCCAGACTCACGCCGTAAAAGTTGGCATAGGTTTGCGCAGCTTTCGTTGTAATCCCGCGCGATGCGTTTTCGTGCGATTGGTATGTTGGTTCCGACAGCTTCAGCGCTCTTGCCGCTTTAGCGGCACGCTTGAAACCACCATGAAGTTCGCGCGCTTGGCGCAATCTTGCAGCTTTGGCGGCATTTTCATCCACGGCCATAATCCCTTTTCCCCCTGAGCCAATCCAGAATCGCATTCTCTCAATGCACTCTGCATAATTTTTTGTTTCTATGCAATCCGCTTTTGTTTCTTCGACTGTCTCAATTGACAAATGTCTGTGCAAACGGCATAGATTTGCGGTATGGCAAAGCCTTACGATATTGCCCGATTGCGGTCCATCCTCGGAAAGCCGGGTAAGCCGATCAGCCAAACCGCACTGGCAAAGCTCCTCGGCGGCGTCCATCAAGCGAGCGTTTGCCGTTGGGAATCAGGGGTTTCGCGCCCGCCAAAGACGGCGCTTTTACTCATGGCACTTTTGGAAGCCGAAAAGCTGGCACCACCGGCACCACCGGCAAGGCCACGACGCAGGCGGCATAGCCCGCCCGCGAGGCTCAGCGCATGACGGATTTGAGACTAGCCAGCTCGCAGCCGCCGCAGGCTTCACACAGCCGCGTCAATAGCTCGCTCGCCTCACGTTGCGCGCCCATGAAGTTCACCACGTCAACAGTCTGTGAGGAGTCCAGCTCTACGACACCGGCCGGGAAAGACCGGGACAGGGTTTGCCGCATCCGGCCTACCAGATTGTCGCGGCACCATTCATCGCCCTGCATCGCGCGGAACGCCTCAAGCATTGAAATAATTAACAAAAGCTCGGGCGAAGCCTTTTTCGTCATTCCGAAAACCCCCCGGAAAGAATCCCAACCAGATCGCTGATTTATGAGCTTCGCATATTGGACCTTGGTCCAATGTGACATTTCCGCATCACTCAAAAACAGGAAGGGAACTTTGATATGGCACGACGCGCAAAACGGACAAACGACGGCGAGGGTAATGTAACGCCGATCCGCCCCAACGGCTTGGACCCGCAACTTACCACCGGGTTTATGGATCGCATCCTCAATCTCTACGGCTCGCTGGACGGCGAACGCAGCGACTACATGAACGCCTGCAAATCCATCCGTTCGGACATGGCCGAAGTTTACAAAGAGGCCGACAACAAAGGCATCCCGAAACGCGGCCTCAAGGCAGCGGTGAAGCGTCGGCTTCTTGAACACAAAATCGAAAACATCCGCGCCGACATGGAAGATACGCAGGATGTTGACGCCTACGACATGGTGCTTCAGGCCCTCGGCGGTTTGGCCGATTTGCCGCTCGGCGCGGCGGCGCTGGCAGCACATCCAAGTGGACCGCAAATCGTTGCGTAAGAATCCCTTTGGGCATGGGGCGTTCGGATGCGGCTGTTGTGTCTCGATTTGGCGACTCGTGTCGGCTGGGCATGTGGTTCGCTTGAGAACACGCCGCCCGTTGCCTATGGCGTTGTAGACCTTCCGCCGCATACCGGCCGCGAACGTGGCCGCTATCTCGCGACGTTCCGCAATTGGCTGGACGCGGCTATCAAGTCGATGGCCCCGACCGGCATCCTTTTTGAAAGCCCAATCCTCACGCCGAAAACGACGGTCGCAACCGTCAGCAAGCTATGGTGCCTATCTGGCATCGCGGAGCTTGTGGCATGGGACCATGAGCTTCAATGCGAAGAAGCGGATTTGGGTTCGATCCGGCAACACTTCATCGGCATGCGAAAAGCGCCGGTCGAAATCCGCAAACAGGACCGGCGCGGATGGCTCAAATATAGAATCATAAGCGAGTGCAGATCGCGCGGCTTTCACGTCGCGGACGATAACGACGCGGACGCGCTGGCGCTGTTGTCTTACGGCCTTTGTCTGAAACGTCCGGGTTTCGATCTTAGAGCGGCGGCATGAGTCAGGACGCTTTCGGGCGCGGCAGACCACCACGCGGAAAGGATTCGCGCGGCGTGCCGGTTATCAATGTGTGCCCACAATGCGGCAGCACGCGCGTCTTTGCGCGCAGCCATCCCTTCGGTCAGAAAACGCGAGTGCTGCGCGCGAATTATTGCCTGCAATGCAATTGGTCAAATCCGCATCTTAAGAAAGGGCAAACAGATGCAAGAATGGCTACCCATCAGCACAGCGCCGCGTGACGGTCGGCCGATCACGGTCGCGGTGAAAGGCCGATGTGATCTTGGCACGGGCGACTTTCACGAACTGCCGTACCTCGTGCGCTTCCTGAAAGGCCGATGGGTTTACGCCACCAACAACGCGCCGGTTTTCCCGTGGCAAGAACCGCGTCGGTGGCGGCAATGACCATGCAACACGAACTATTCCCGATCCAACGTGCGCCCCGCGCGCCGCGTCCCGCCTTCGACCCGTGGATTGCAATTTACGCCAGAGGCAAGGCCGTTCTCGGACGATCCGCAGGCGGACAAATCACGCTCTTGCGCAAGCTCTTTGACGACAAGCCAAGCAAAGTCATGGCGAAGATTGAGGACGCCGCAGAGCATCGCAATCCCGCGTCATGGCTCGCGGCCTATCTCTGGAGCTGCAAAGACCCGGAAGGGAAGTTATCCGGCGAAACGATTCCCGGTGGCTGGAGTCCGAATGAGTGAAAACCGCATCGGACATTTTCATCGAAAACGGAATCAGCATTCCGGTAATCCGGCAGGGAAGCACAAAGACACGTTGCCCACGATGCAGCGCACTTCGGAAGCACAAGACAGACCGTTGTTTATCCGTGCTCATAACGAAGGAAGGCGTGTGCTGGAATTGCCACAATTGCGCATGGAGCGGCGGGGAATTTTTTAATGCGCGTGCTGGGGCAAGCGGCGGGGATATGGTTCGAAAAGCGTGGCATCTCAGCCGAGACCGCCGCGCGCTACAACGTCTATACCGGTAGCAAATCCGATTTTGACGGCGCGGTAATTCCCAATCCTCGCGGGAACATTCTGGTTTTCCCCTATGTCGATCATGGAGTCGATGTTGGCGAAAAATACCGCCTGCATCCCAAGCAATTCTGGCAACGCACTGGCGGCAAAAAGACGTTCTGGAATGCCGACGTGCTGGACGATCCGGCCCTCCACGATGGACGCGCCGCGCTTGTCATCACTGAGGGTGAGATTGACGCGCTCACGGCGATTGATTGCGGCTATCCGTTCGCGGCATCGGTGCCGGACGGTGCGCCCCCGGTGCCGGACGGCAAGCGGCCGGACGATTTAGAGCCGGTGACGCCTACGGACGATCAATCCGGCAAGTTCGAATACATGTGGAACAATCGCGAGCGGCTGAAGAAGATTAAGCGCTTCATCATCGCGGCGGATGCCGACGCACCAGGCCAAAGGCTCGCGGCCGAAATCGTGCGCCGGTTATCGGCGGCAAAATGCAGCTTTGTTCTGTACCCGGACGGATGCAAAGACCTAAACGACGTGCGCCAGCGGCTTGGTTCCTCCAAGGTGATGGAAATTATTAACAGTGCGCAGCCTTACCCCGTTCGCGGCCTCTATCGCCTCTCGGAATACCCCGGCGCGCTTGAGCTGCAAACCTTCCCATGCGGCTGGGATGGCTGGACACATATCTTGCGGCTGTTCTTAGGCGAATTCTTGGTTGTGTCCGGCGTGCCCTCGCACGGCAAGACGGTTTGGGTTTTGAATCTTGTCGCCAATCTGGCAACGCTGCACGGATGGCCGGTTGCGATATGCAGCCCCGAAATGCCGACCGTGCCGGTAATCCGCGATAGGTTCCGGCGCTTCTATATCGGCCACAAGCCGGTGCTGAGCGAGCCCGATCTAATCGCCCGCGCCGATGACTGGATTGAACGGAACTTTGTGTTCTTGGACACAGACCCGACCGGGACCGGCGAGTCGGACGAAAACTTCGATCTGGAATGGATCATAGAACGCGCGACCGATGCGGTATTGCGCGACGGCATCCGCGCCCTGGTTATTGACCCGTGGAATGAAATCGAGCACGCGCGCGGCAAGATGGAATCCACGTCCGATTATATCGCGCGCGGGATTCGCATGCTGAAGCGCTTCGCAAGGCTTTATGGCGTGGTGGTGATCGTGGTTGCCCATCCCACGAAGGAAGTCGGGAAGGACGGCAGGCACAGAACGGTGACGCTGTACGATGTGGAAGGCAGCGCCGCTTGGTTTAACAAAGCGGATCATGGAATCATCGTTGAGCGGCGCGGAAATGTCACAACCGTTCATATTCAAAAGGTTAGGTTCGAAGAATCCGGCGTGGTCGGGAGCTACGTTATGAAGTTCGATCAGATTGCCGGACGCTTCAAACCGGAACTTGCGCCAGAAGATGATATCGCGGCGTGGACGGGTGGCTAAAAATATGCAAAATGTATTGGTATGGCTTGGGCAGAAGATTACCGGCAAAACTGGATCGCGGAAACGCTTTACGTGTTCGGCTACATCAACCGCGTTCACCTGATGCGCAAGTTCGACATTTCAACGCCGCAAGCCGCGAAGGATTTCGCCCGGTTCATGCGCGAGCATCCCGGCGAAATGGCCTATGACACAAGCCGAAAATGCTACATCGGATCGGAACAACAAGCCGAAGCCGTAATAGCCGCAACAGAACATTGGAGGATTTGTCATGGCACATGATTACAAGCATCTGCCCCAAAACGTCGCGGGATGGCGCGAGATAGTAGAGTCCGCCAAGGACGCCTATTGGCTCGCGCGGCGGGATGGCAGGAGCGAGACGGACGCCCTTCTTCGCGCTCTCGATATGGCTATCGGCATGACTGAGAATGCCAAAGCCACAACCTCTAACGGATGAGCGTAGGTCATGCATCCAGACGATACATTGACGAAGGCGCAAGAGCTTTACTTCCGCCAGATGCGCGGCCCCGATGCCAAACTGCCATCGGGTTTCGCGGCGGATATAATCTGGGACGGCTTGGCGCGAGACATTCAGGAAAAGTATTACGCGCTTGCCCGTGCCAATTCCCAACCTTCCAACTAGACGAGGATTTGGCATTGGCGAGCCATTGCTGATGGTCACATCCCCTCTACGGAGGGATGCCGCTACCGGAAGGAACGTGGTCAGCATGGCTCACCTATGCGCGATCTGATGGAGTCGGAGCCATGACCGCGCTGCGCAAAGAACTGCCACGTTTGCCGGATCGGATGCGCGGGCGTCCCGTCGATCATCGCGGCTTTCCGGTGCCGTGGTTCGTGGCATGGCTTGATGGTGAGCCCGATTTTCGCATCATCCGGCCGAACGGCCTCGCCATCGCGGTCAAGCAACAACGGTGCTGGATATGCGGGCAACAGCTTGGGCGGCATCTGGCCTTCGTCATTGGGCCGATGTGCGCCATCAACCGCATTACGTCCGAACCTCCGTCACATCGCGAGTGCGCCGAATTCGCCGTGCAGGCGTGCCCGTTCATGCTCAGACCACGGATGAAACGAAACACCGTAGATTTGCCGGAACACTATCGCAACCCGGCCGGAATCCATGTGGACCGGAACCCCGGCGTAATGTGCATGTGGATCACAAAGAGCTTTAAGCCGTTTAAGGCGAATGGTGGGTACTTGCTCAATATCGGTGAACCCGAGTCCGTGTCGTGGTGGACCGAAGGACGCTATGCCACGCGTGCGGAAGTGCAGGCGTCAATTGACGGTGGGTTTCCGCAGTTGCGCGAGCTGGCGGAACAGGACGGCCCTGAAGCCGTTGCGGACTTGATGCGCAGGGTAGAGACAGCGCAGGCGCTTTTGCCGAAAGGATGAAACGCCATGATCGGATTGCTCATTAGTCTGATAATTTGGGGTTTGATCTTCGCAATCGTTTGGTGGGGTATTTCGCAAATCCCGGTGCCGGAACCGTTCTCTTGGGTAATTCGCGTTATCTTCGTCTTACTTGTCGTTCTGGTATTGCTCGACTTGTTGACCGGAAGTCATTACGTCGGCTTGCCCGCCGTTCATTTGCCCTCCTGAACGCTTGTTCATTGCCGCGTCTCGCCGTCTTGCAGCGGGAAGGTGATCCCCAAGCCGAAGCGCCATTCAAAGACGGTATAATCGCCGCCGTCCGTGATTATAACGCGCTGCGTGGTGCCGATCTTCGCGCCTACCGATCTGCAAAGCTTAGCCGCGCCGTGCACGGCTTCCGCATCACTGACAAAGGCAAGGACGCGCTCGTAAAAACCATCGGGGAAAAATTGGTACACGGAAAATTCGCCCGTTGCCGGTTCTTCAAGTTTGCCCATCTTTGCCTCCCAGGAGCGCCGCCGCGAGCATATCCGCGATGGCCTTCATCGCCGCCAATTCACCGCCCTTCCGTTTGCGCGAGGCGCGGTAAGCCGACCGGCGTATGGCGGGCGCGAGCGCGACCGGCACAGTCACGCCATATACGAGCGCCGTGGTGGGTGTCTGCCCGAGACGTGCCTTCGCGCGCTCGCTCGCTTTCCGTCGCCGTTCTTCCGACCACGGACGGTATCGGTAGCGTAGGTCATTCATGGGGTACATCGGGTGCCCCATTGTCCGGCACGACTCCATCTTCCGCGAACGTGGCCGCGAGCTGTTGAAGCTCGGCAATGCGCGTCAAGCATAGCGCCGCGAGCTTGTTCCAAATGCCCTTGGGAATATGATACTGGCCGGACGCCCAGCGCTGAACCGTTCGCAAATTGATTTCCAGCTTGTCGGCTACCGCCTCAACCCATCCCGGCCCGTAAAGCGTGAGGCCGATCTGGTGCAGCGTCTTTGTGTCGTAATTCATTAGTGCCGCCTTCATCCGTTGTCAGGGTGCGCAGCGAAGGAATTAAGCGCCGCTAAGATGCCCATTTTTGACTGTGTTATATCGTGAACGCTCATACGCACGCCGCAATCCTTGCCTGTTCTCATAAAAGCCCGCGCGGCTTTACGGGCTTCCGTTTCGGTCGTAAACCATTGAAAGCCAACGCATCCGGCTTTGTCTTTGACGTATTCGACCCGGTGGAATTTCATCGGTTCCCGTAGACTTCGCATTGGGTCAATCCAAAATAGATTTCGGTGTATCGCCAATCAGGGCGGTAAGGATCATTTGCGCTTGGTCCGCCGAGTCCGATCCGCCACGCGGTATTTGCAGGCGGCGCGCGTGCTCACTCATGCACCCTTGGCTCGATTCTATCTTGCCGAATCTATTGCGCGGCTTACGCAGCGCCACGATAACCGCGCGGATGGTTTCTTTTTCCAATTCGGTCATTCCTCATCCTCCCGCTTTGGCAATTGTGAATGCAGGTGCCGCAATACCTCGCCCCAATTGTGGACCAAAATCGAAAGCCGTTCCGCGTGTTCGCGTATCGCGGAAGTGGTTTCTATCAATCCAGCAATCTCGATTTTTGCGCGTTCCCCGAGGTCAATTATCTGTTGCTCAAGTTCCGCCGCGCGGTCGCGCTTCGGCTGTTCACTCATTGCCCGCCCTCCGCTTTGGCAACGGCATCACGGCAAGCGTCGGCGTGCGCCCGCGCGAAGTCTCTCCAATCGGCCTGTGACGCGCTTCCGGTGCCGTGCGCGGCAATGCGCAAAGTTTGTTCCAATCCCTTCAGCGCCGCGAGTAATTCCGGCGAAGCGGCCATCAGGCGCGCGTTAGCTTCAGATTGTTCCCAATCGAAATGCGCGCCGAACCCGGCAAACACAGCGCCGACTTTGCCGCCTTCCGCCATAATGGCGAACTCTTTGTGTCGTTTGTCCGTGCATCCGTAGGACCACGGCCCCGGCGTATGTGTCGCGCTCATTCGTTATTTTGCCCTTTGTTATGTTGCCCTGGACGATCCCAGGCTAGGACGCACGGCAGCGCCATGCGCCCAGGTCTGGATTCAGTCACCAAAAAACGCCAATAGCGCCATACCAGCGAGAATCAAGGCCAACGGCCAAAAGCCGGTCAGCATCGCGATTCCGCCCAAGATCAAAAGAAGTGCCACGCAGCCGATCACGGTTTGCCCTCCTACGATATGCGGAACATGCCGCGTTTTGCTTCCGGCGCTTTGACCGGCGTAACTGGCGGCAGGTATTTGCGCGTTAACTTGTGCTTGAATAGGTGCTCGCCCGAATCGTTGTCGCCCATGTACATGAAATCGCCAACGAAAAGCACACTCGCCCGATCATGCGAAAGCGCGCCGGACGCTAACGCGGTCTCGAATGCAATGTGGGAGTCGGTGTATCTCATTGGCTCGACTCCGCTTTGGCGATAGCGTCGCGCGCTTGGCCTTTGTGGCTTTCCCATGTGGCCGCGCCGTTACCGTGTTCACAGTCAAATAGAAGGGCCTTGAGCGCCGCGAGCAATTCCGCCTTAACCGTATCGGGCGCGGGCGCTTTGCGTGCCTCTACTTGCGAGTCGATATTGTCGGCAATGGCGCAGAGGTCATTGAAGATTGCGCGCAGCGCCGCGCAGCGGGCGCTATGCTCGACCATTGCGACGTTCGCCGCGTTGGGCGAAATTACATAATAGTCCCGCCCGTTTACGTCGATGGCGAGCAACAGCTTGAGCGCTTCGCTTGCGGCGGTTGTCGCTTCAAGATATTGCGCCAACAGAGTCGGCCCGTGAGAGCCGTTTAGGTGGATGCGAGGGAATTGCATTGTCGGAGTTCCTTCCGTTGTTTTGCGGCAAGTTAGCCGCGTTTCCCTGGAGTCAGCGTTTTTGCGTTCAGCGCCTCCAATTCGCGCTCTAGCGGCTGATAATCGCAGGGGCGCGCCTGGCTCCATCCGTTGCGGGATAGGTCCGACAGCTCGCGGATGATGGCGCTACGGCGCGCGCGGTCGCGGTGGGTCAACCCCATAACGCGGCCTCATATGCCGGAAGCCTATCCACGATGCGACACGCGAGCACACGCGATGCGTCCTCGACACGTTTGAACAGGTCGGATTCAACGACGCCGCCTTCCGCGCATTGGTACAGGAAGCAAAGCACTGATTTGTAAATCTGCACCAATTCATCAATAGAATAAGCGTCCGTGTGATAGTGGACGATATTGCCCCAACGCATTTCCTTAAGCGGCGGACTCGGTGGATCGGTAAAGCCGAAATATTCAAACGCGCGCGACTGATAGCGCTCGACCAAGGCGCTACAATTCATGGCGTAAAATTGCGCGCCGGTCTCCGTCACGCGTTCGGCGGATGCTGGCTCTTGGTCCCGAGTCATGGTTGCCAGCAAGAAGCCGATTGCGACTCGTTGCATCGTTTCTTCTTCGATTAAAAATGCGCTCATTTGCCCGACTCCGCTTTGGTGATTTCCGCGACGTATGCGGCGATTTTGTCGCCCAACGTGGCATCGTCCGCGCCTTCCGCGATTACGCGATGCCCGAACTTGAAAACGTCGGGAATTTTCATAATCGAAATTTGAACGCCCTGGCATCGCGCGGTATAGGCGCGCTCGATGCGAGCTTCCGCGCGATTGTGCGCGATCTTTTCAGCCCGAGTCATTGTCCGCCCTCCACTTTGGCGATAGGCGCGAACGCCTCAAGCGCCGCGCGTTGGCGCATGCATGGGCGGCGCTCCATTTCCGCCTCCACTTCCGTCAAGACGCGCGCATTTATAACTTGCGGCACATTATGTGCGTGCGCAGCGTCAAGAACGCGGCCGGACAAAATGCCAAGATACCGCGCGCGCGCGCTGATTATGGACGGAGCCAAGCTTTCAGGTTCCTTCACGCGCGGATATTGGCCCGTCACCATGCGGACTCCGTTCTCGAATTCGACAAGAACCCAGCGATATTTACCGCCGCTTATTTTGCCGTCTTTTATAGGCGCGAGACCGGCCGCTAGGCGCTCCGTGCGCGTCCAAAATTCCGCCGCGTCATGTCCGGCCGTCGCCTTGCGTTTCCGCGTTGTGGGAGGCGCGCTAGGGCGCTCAAGCAATTGCCGCGCGATATCGGCCAATAACTGCGCATTGCCGCACGCTTCCGCTTCCGCAATTTGTGCCGCTAAGTTGTTCATATTCATAGGTTCGGAGTCCTTCCGTTACAGTGCGGCATTTGTGCCGCTATGATGCAGGATTGCATCGCAAGGCCCGCGCGCGTGGCACGGGCAATGCGCTGGAATCACGCCTCCGTTTCAATAATTGCCCGATACGCCTCCGCGCGTTCATGCTTTGCCGCGCGCAATGCGGAAACCTTATCGGCAAGACACAGGCTAGACGCGGCAAGCTTTGCCGCCTCATAGCGTGCGTCGGCCGCTTTAAGCTTTGCCGCCCATTCTGGATCGTTTGTTACCCAAGTCATGCCGCGACCGTTGCGCCTTTCGCTTCGTCCAACAATTCCCGAATCCGCGCGACAAAGAGATTCTTGCCGCTCGGGATATCGTGCCAAACCCAATCGGAATCGGACCATGAGGAGCCATGGGACGGACTCCGCTTGTTTTTTTCGACCACGAAGGAAAGCTTAAGCGCGCGTGCCATTGCGAGGAAAATTTCGCCGGGTTCACGCGCGCCATCCGCTTGGATTCGCTTCGTGATTTTATCAAGCGTTTTCGCCATTAAATGCACGTTGCGCCTATCCACATGCACGTCCCTATATTCTGGATCGTGCAACAGAAAATTGGGTTCCTCCAATTTCCAACGCGAAAGGAATCCACGAAGCGTGAGTCCGTCCAAAGCATATTTCGCGCCGTATGTGTCGGAACTGATGCCGTTGGGGTATTCCTTCCCATTTTCGCGGCCGATAAGGCTTGCGCTCAAATATTGCGTTCCGTATTTCATTTCAGACTGAATTAAAAAGCCGAATTCTTTTTCGATTTCTTCCGACATGGACTCAGACTCCCTTGTGCTTGGCGCGAAATGCCGCGCGGATTTTGGACTCGTGCGCGCGTCGCGCCATTAGGTGCGGATCGTAACCCGGTTGCCTTGCTTGCCACGCGGCGAGACCGGCGCGGAATTCGGCAAGCTCTTTTGCCATACGCGCGCGCGGTATGCGGCGCATGAGCTTGCGTAGGAGCTTTGCCTTGCGCGCGATTGCGTTAGGCGTAGGAGCTGGCGCGGGCGCGGCAATAGGTTCCGGTTCTTGTTCGCGTCTAGCGCCGTTATTGTCCGGCCGTGGCGTGGCAAAGGCGCGACGTTCGGGCGGAACTAACCCACCGCCATTGCCGCCCGTGGCAAGCTTCAACGGTTCGTCAAAGGAAAGTTTCATTTCGGAGTCACTCCGTTATTTTGCGGCATCTCTTAAGCCGCGTTTCCCGCACCCATTTGCAGGTCAAGGGACTCGGCGCTTAACCGAGTCCAATGAGCCGCCAAACGGGATTAAGCCGCTACCGCAAGACGCGGCATCAAAAGGCCAATCGCTTTAGCCTTCATGGCCGCGCCCGATCCAAAATTGGACGAAAGAAAACGCGACTCCGCTTTGTCGTCGCCTTTCACGTTCTTGTCGTGATCTACATAGCGCGTTACCGCGTTAAGCGCCGTCCACTGCGTGCAAGCTGGAGTCCCTTCGTTTAGCGTCACTTCATAGGCGTTCGCCAAAGCATCGAACGCATTGCGTTTCTTGCCGCTGATATCGGCAGACGTTGCATCGAATGGGATGTCCAGCAAAGCTTTGAAAAACGCTACCGTGTCACGTTCGGACATATGGACGGAGCCCATAGCGTCGCCCATTGCCTTAAATTCGGCAAAGCCTTGCGCGATGGCGCCCAATTCCTTGCCAACGGCGCGCGCGTCAAATTTCGTATTGTGCCGGGTTTTCACAATCGCGCGCTTGTCGCTCAAAGAGGCGCGGAGCGTATTTTCACAGACCGTCCGAGTCATGGTTGCTTGGTTGATTGTCGCGCCTGAGCCGTCAAACGTTGTCGTCATCAAAAGGCGCGCGCGATGCTTATCGCCCGCCACGGAGATATCGCCATTATAACCGGCCGTTGCCCAAATGATTTCCCCGTTTTTCAGCGAGCCCGCAACGTCAATCGAAAACCTATCATCGACTCCGATATATTGTTGGAACCACGAAAGAACGTCGCGAGGTTGGCAAGGCTGATACACGTTCGATGCATAGCCTAGCGGATGCCCATTATCGCTGCGCACAATGTCGAAACGATCCGGCACAATTGCCGCGCGTTCCGCTTCCGATAAATGCGCGAATTCGGGACCATGAAGTGAAAGCCGCGCGGGGCTTTTAATCGCTTGCCAATTAAGACCGGCCGCGACGGCCCAATCTTCAATCGACATACCAGGAGCCATTTCGGTTCCCAATTGATGCCAGATGTCCTTGCGCGAGCCCATGAACGCGATATTCGCCCGCCCGCCCGTCATATCAATGTTGTGTGCCATTTTTCGGAAGTTCCTTTTTCCCTTTTGCGCAGCGTCATTGCCGCGTTTCAGCGAATTGAATTTGCCGAATCTTAAAACTGGAGTCAATGCGAAAAGCATACAAAATCGCATTTTGCAGCCTCCGATTGACTCAATCCTTTGCATTTCGCCTAGAAAGCGATATAAGGCTTCCGACCCATTGGAGCGCTCGAATTCCCGCCCGCCCCATAAATATCGCGCGCTATTCGCCCCAATGGAGCCGGAACACAGGACCGGCCGCGCGCAACGGGCAAAGCTTAAAACGGGAATCAGCGGACGGAATTTAAGACCTGTAACCGCAGGCATTTCCAATTGCGCATCAGCAAACGCAAGCGAGACTCGATAACCGCGCGCAACGACTCGCCCCATTGCGAAATGGGAAGCTTGCCAAGCAAAAAAGCTCCCAAACCACGGAAGCTCCAATTTTTGGGAAAGGGAAACCTACGGAAGGGATAGGGCGGAATCCCTCCAACGCTCCAAACCGCGCCCCATAGCGCGCGCCCATGGCATCGCCGCGCAAACCTTGGCACAATCGCCAAAGACCGGACGCAATCGCCCGAGACCGCGCCGCAAGCTCCAATGCGCCAGCATGGGCTACAAATAGCGCCGGTTAAGACTTGCCGCGTCCGGCGCGAAATTCCCCTTATTTTCCAGCGGCTTAAGCCTATCCGCGCTTTGTTTGATAAGCCCCATTATGGGAACTCTGCCGCTAAGCGCTTGATATTGCAGGCTTTTCTTTTTGGAACCCTCCGGGCAATCGCTTGCCGGTTGCGTTTCAATCGCGTTTTTCCCGGCAGCTTTCTACCAGGGCGTGCATTTGCCACGGCTTTTTCAACCGGGGGGAGTGGTTGGGCTCACCCATGGGTGGCGGGAACATGAGCATGGGTCCCACGCAGCCTTACCGAGGCGCGCAGCGGTTTCTGTGAGTGGGTCCGGCTCTTAAGGCATTGATCTTTCAGGCGAATATCCGAAAAAGCGATGCGAAGCATCCGCCGTCAGGCGGAAAGGGGCGGTAAGGGGTTGGCATGGAAGGAGTTTTTTTAGCCGGGAGTCTGTCTGGTGGTTCGAAAGTGGGATGGCATCGCGGTTTATAATGCGACGCGTGCGCGGGAAGTTTCGCTTCAAGCGTGCATGGGAGTTGCGCGGCTTTTGGATTTGGGCCTTGCGCAAAAGATGCTGGCGGAAAAGCCGCCTGCCGGGGTTCAAAGGATTGCCTATGCGCTTGGGACGACGAAACGTTCGGTGCAGGCGATCATGCTGGGGAAACATTGGCAGCAAGACCCGGTAAAGGTCCGCATTTGGAATGAAATCAATTTGGCGCGGGTGCCGGAAGAAAGCGGCATTCCGTCTGCGGATGATTTGGCGCGCTTTGGTTTTTCGGATGAAGAAAAGCGGCAAAAACGCGCGCGGGAAAAATTGGATCGGCAAATTCGCGGGCGTGCGCGGGATAAAAGGCGGCGCGAAAAAACCAATGAATTGCTGAAGATGGCGAAAGCCGATCTTGGCTTTGGGGAAGCGCCCTCGCTGAAATCCAAAATCGTGGATGATGATAGCGCGGTTGTCGAAGCGGTTGGCCGCGCGGCGATTTTGCGCAAAGAGAAAGCGCCGATCCGGCTTGATACGGCGTATTTCCAAGGTGCCGTTGATGAAGCGCTGTGGCGCATTTTGCGGCAATTGGACGATGTGAAAATCGGCGCGATGTCGGGGCGGGAATTGGCGGCTGCGGCGGCGAGCCTTTTGGAAAAGCGCGCGCTGTTGCGCGGAGAGCCGACGCAGATCGTGCGGAACGACAATCGGGCCACGCTTGAAAAGGTGGGCGAATTGCTGGTTGCCGAAATGGTTCGGCGCGGCCGGACGATTCCGGGTGTTGGGGAAATGCTCGATGTGACCCCGAAGGTTGCGGAAGGAGCGCCAAGCTGATGGCGGTCGTGGCGCACCTTGGGTGCATGAAATGCGGCGCGCTTCTTTACGATGTCGAAGCCGTGGAAACGGCCGGACCCGATCCGTCGAAGCATACCGGCGTCTTTGAACACAAGCTGAAGGCGCGCGCTGGCGCGGAGCCCAAGGATCATTTGCGCTGCGCCTGCGGCGGCGAGCTGGAAAGGGTCATGGTGCGGAGCCATGGCGGGGAATCCGGCTGATGGGCGGGCGGCGCACATTGAAAATGTGGGGCGGTTTCGAAAACGGAAAGCTCGATACCCTTCAAATGTACGAAGGTTATGTTGGTGATCCTGGTAATGTGCCAGCGATCTTCACCAACAAGAAGGCCGCACGCAATAGGTACGCTGACGTGCGCCAAATCACCATCACGGTATCTGCCGATGGGTGATGTCGTCACGATCACGCGCAAAGACGATTCGCATTTGCTGGGTATGGCGAAATGCCTCGCGTGCTCGCACGAATGGATGAGTGTCGCGCCGGTCGGCGTCTATTTGCTGCAATGCCCGAAATGCGAATGCGACAAGGGCGTAATGAAAGGGACGGTGCATCGGCGCGATGAAATGTGGCATTGCCGTTGCGGTAATTGCTTTTTCCTTGTCTCGCGCGATGGCTGTTTCTGCCCGAACTGCGGCGAGTGGGCGCGGTTCTAATGGATAACATCCCGGTCGTGCTGACGATGTGCGAAATGATAACGGGCTCGCAAATCGGCGCGCGTCGGCAATGCTATGCGATCTACGGCAAGTTGAAGGATACGAACAGCGATGATCCGCTGGAAAATCCTTGGGAAGCCCATGTTCGCGGCGCGCTCGCGGAAATGGCGGTGGCGAAACATTTCAAGCTCTATTGGTCCGGCTCGGTGGGTGAAGTTGGCGGCGATGATGTCGGCCCCTTTCAGGTGAAGCATTCGAAGCACGATTTGGATTTGATAATTCAAAAACGCTGCCGTCCCGATAGGAAATACATCCTTGTAGCTTGCACAGCGCCAAATTTGATTCTGCGCGGATGGTTTTGGGGAGCTGATGCAAAGGTGGATCATTATTGGGGCGATAAATGCCGCAACAGCCGACCGGCGTTTTTCGTCCCGCAAAGCGAGCTGCATTCCGTGACAGAGCTGGACGATGAGGCGCGCAAATGGGCGTGAACATCGACCGCTTGCTGAGCCTGAACAAGACCGATTTTCAGCGCATGAACGATGGGCAGATTGCCGAAATCGCGCGGCATCTGTTGGAATTGCAGGAACAGGACCGGCAGCAAAATCAATTGCTGTTCTATCGTCCGGCGTCTGAGCGCGCGGCCGATGTGCATCGCAGCATGGCGCGCGTTGTCGGTGTCGGCGGCGGTAACGGCTCGGGCAAATCCGAAACGGTGCTGGCGGAAATCTCCGCGCTGGCGACCGGGCTTTTCCCGAAGCTGTTCGAAAAGGAATTCAAGCTGAAGTTTCGCGGGCCGGTCGCATGCCGCATCGTGGTTGAATCGCTGACAACCGTTTTGGATCAGGTGATTTTGCCAAAGCTGCAATGGTGGAAATGGACCGGCGCGGGCGAGGCGGGCAGCGAAAAGGGTCATTGGGGTTGGATTCCCAAGATGTGCCTGATTGACGGCAATTGGGATAAGAGCTGGAAAGAGAAAACCCGCACCCTGCGCGTGCTAT